ATAATTTTAGGATATTTACAATAGAAGTGTTCAAATTTCAACGCATCTAAAAAAAGATGAGCTAAAATAGTATGTGATTTATCCATGTTTATGATTCTAATTCCGGCAGGTACAAGATTACCTTTAGCATCAATATAATCTTGAGAAAAGACGATGTTTGTTTCTAATAAGATATCTTTTAAAGCTGTCATTAGTGTTCTCATAGGTGCGATTTGTACAGTTTTCATTTCTAAGACATATGGGCTAGATTTTGCGATACTGGTCATATATATAATTAAATCGTTTGAATATCTTTAAATACTTATGCGTATAATATGAAATTTTTGAGTATTATTAATAATAACCAGAATGGGTAACATATGTTGTCAGAATAAAGTAACAGGTTTGAATATAAAAAAGAGTATATCTATTAAAAAAGAATTTGATATTTATGTATATGACCCTATTATTTTAGGCGATGGTGTATCGGGTAACTCTTATAAATTAAAAATAAATAACAAAATACTTACGTGTAAAAAAGTTAAAAAAGGACATTTCGACGTGGCCTATGATGAAATAGAGATATTAAAAGAAATCGATGATAAAAATTATTTACCTGTGTTTTTTAATGCAATACAAACACCAAAATATTTGTATATAATGTATAATTATTTAGATGGAATAGATTTATTACAAATGATTCAAAATCCTACATTTGATATAAGAGAAACAAATACCTTAGCAAATATTATAAAAGAAATTACAAATGGACTTTACGCATTATTTAAACATAATTATGTCCATTTGGATATAAAACTTGAAAATATAATAATAAAAAAAACAAAACCGGTTCAAATTAAAATAATTGATTTAGCGTATTGTAAAAAACTAACTGGAAAAAATAATATTTTAGAACCGGTCGGAACATATGGATATGCATCTCCAGAAGTTTTGATATATAAAAGATATTTTCATAATACTGATGTTTGGTCTTTAGGCGTTGTTTTATATGGTCTTATAACAAATTGTCCATTATTTATAAATACAAAAAAATGTATTACAGCGATTGAAGAAATGAATAGATTTGTAAATATATACGACAGATCATGTTATTTGAAAAATGTGGATATAAATTTAATAGATTTAATGAATAAAATGTTAAAAAAAACACCATCATCAAGATTATCTATAAAAGACATATTAAATCATAAATTTATTACTTTGAATTCAACAACATATGAAAATCTTGTTTAACGAATATATAAATAACTTAAAAATACCTTAAATTATTTATTAAATGGAAGGTTCTTTAGTAAAGATTACAAGTTTATACGAATTGTATAAATCTTCATCAGGTACAATTACAAAATTAGAATATTATATAAATACCCAATTACCATCTTTATTGGAGAAATTCAACGTTCAAGAGAGAAAACGGTTATTTTTAGAGAAAGAAAGTAATAAGTATATCAATAATTTTTTAACTGATAGACGATTTTTTTATATTCCATTAACAGGTACTTTTATAAAATATGATGGAGAGAATTACACCTTTGTCGATGAAGATAGTATTTGGATTGCTATTTTAAATGATATAACAGAGAAAGGTATTCTTATTGAATGTAAACAAAGGGTAAAGAATATGTTAATTGAAAAAATAAAAGAACAAAGTTTATTTAAAACAATACCAGAATCTTCGACGGTTCAATATGTAATTAATTTTTTTACCCCTACATTATTTAGCAGCAAAGAAGATGTAAAACATTTTATGACCTTAATAGGGGATAATATTTTGAATAAAAAAATAGATTTAAATTACTTTGTTCCAATCGAAAGTAAATTATTTTTTGATACATTAGAATCTATGTGTCAATATAATTTTAAAACAAAATTAGGTATTACTTCTACTATTAGATACAGATATAGAAGTGAAGACTATGACAAAAGTAGGCTACTTTATTTTACAAACTCAATCCAAAATAAATCTTGTTGGTTGTCTTTTATGAAAGATAATTTATATAATTTATTAGTTGTTTGTTGTTATTATTCCACTAGATATATTAATGCTGATAATTATATTAATAAAGTAAATGATATATTTAAGAAAAAAATTCTTTATTTGAAAAATAATACAAAACAAGATTTGGTTAATCAATTCAAACAAAAAATGATTATACAAGAATCAAATAATAATATCCATATAAAAGATATGTTTTTCTTGTGGAAAATATATTTAAAACAACAAAATTTACCAAATATGATTTATAAGGCTGAATTTGAAAATATAATAAAAGAAAATATTACTATCAATAATAATTTATTTTTGAATATCAAAAGTAATTATTTAAATAATACTAAAATCGTCCAAAAATTTTGGAACCAAACAATTAACAAGGATGTAGAGGATGAATTGGAAATAAGCGAATTATATGCTTTACTCGTGAAATGGACTAATGATGAAAATATTAATTGTACAGACTTTGATGAAAACAAATTACAAGATATTATAAAACACTTTTATGATGATATACAAATAGAAAACGATAAATTTCTTATAGGTGTTAAATGCGATTTATGGGATAAACAAGGTGATATATTAGATGCATTTCAAAATAAATTCAATAAAAATATTGAAAAAGATATAACAATATATGATTCCTATGTTTTATTTTGTAAATATATTAATAATAAAGGAAAATTGTTAACAGTTAGTAAAAAATATTATTTTAAATATATTAATAAAGTTATACATGAACAATATATCAAAAATGGTTGTATTTTATTAAACTATTGGAATAATGAATAAACTTTAGAAATATTCGCGTTTATATTTTTTCTTGTGTAAATATATAATGGTTAGAAGAAATAGAGCAAGCAGACGCAAGCGTAGTGGAGGAAAAGCAGGTCGTACATTCAAAAATTTAGTAGGGACTCGTGCGGAAGTTATGCACGGAACCGCATTCAAGACGGGGTATGGTAAGGTTAAAAGTGAAGGTGGTAACTCCCTTACAAAAGAAAATCTTAAATATAACAAAAACGGAAGAATTGTTTCTAGAACCAAAAGTGCCGATGGTCCTGCTCTTCTTAAACAGCTTCGTGATGCTGGTTATACTACCCAAAAGGGTAAATTTGGTGCTGTTAAAACAGAAAAGAAGGGTAGAAAAACTAAAAAATCTAGACGCAAGACACGAAGATGTCGCCATAAATCTGGTAAAAAAAAGGGTAAATACAAAAAGTGCAAGAAATAATTTAATATTTAAATTAATTATATATTAAATGTATGGAGCGTAAAAGATTGAGTTACAAGGATAAATTATGGTATGCTAAGGAGGAAGTAAAAGATTTAGAAAGACTTCTAATCGAAGCACAAGAAAGACTTAATAGAGAATATTTAAATATAGGGGGAAGATCGTGGGTTCAATGGGCGTTATATATGATAGGATGGAGTTATAATTAATCTTGATTACTTAATAATTTTGATTACTTAATAATTTTGATTACTTAATAATTTTGATTACTTAATAATTTATATTAATCAAAATTGAAAATAGTTTAAATAATAATTATTTGATATTATTAATCACGATGTCCACAAAAGCAGCAGACTTAGCTATTACTTACCAAGAAAAAACAGATATCGAACATATCCTAGATGCTCCTGATACTTATATTGGTTCTATTGAATCAGATAAAGTAGGAAACTGGATGCTAGATGGAGAAGATAATATGAAACACAAAGAATATGATTTTATTGGTGGATTATATAAATGTTTTGATGAAGGAATTGTTAATTGTCGTGACCATGTTGTTAGACTAATGCAAAAATTAGGAAACAAAGAAAAAAATGTCATACCAGTTCGTAATATTGATATCACAGTTGATAAAGAGACAGGTGTTATTACTATGAGAAATGATGGAAATGGTGTTGATATTGCGAAACATCCTGAAAATGATTTATGGATTCCTGAGATGATTTTCGGTCATTTAAGAACTTCCACAAATTATAAAAAAGATGAAAAAAAAATTGTTGGTGGTAAAAACGGATTTGGGTTTAAACTTGTTCTTATTTATTCAAAGTGGGGAGAAGTTGAAACGGTGGATCATATTCGTAAAAAAAAATATACGCAGCGCTTTGAAAATAATCTAACCGATATCTTACCCCCAACCGTTAAAAAAAACAGTTCCAAGCCTTATACTAAAGTTAGTTGGTTACCGGATTATGAGAGATTTGGTATCACTAACTTAACAGATGACATGTTTAATTTATTCAAGAAAAGGTCGTATGATATTGGTGTTGTCACCGATAAATCTGTAAAGGTAACATTTAATGGAGAAGCAGTACCAAATAAGAATTTCGAACAGTATATGGATGTATATATTGGGTCAAGGGTAGAAACAGCGCGTGTATATGAGATAACTCATGATAGATGGGAGGTGGGTGCTTGTTTGAGTCCATTAGACGAATTTACACAAGTATCTTTTGTAAATGGTGTAAATACAACTAAGGGTGGAAAGCATATAGATAATATTTTAAACCAGATTGTAAAGAAAATGATTATTTATATTGAGAAAAAGAAAAAAGTTAAAGTAAAACCAGCCACGATTAAAGAACAGCTTATGTTATTTGTTAATTGTGTAATTGAAAATCCATCATTTGACAGTCAAACAAAAGATTGTATGAATACCCCATTATCTAAATGGGGTTCTAAATGTGAGATTAGTGATAAATTTATTGATAAATTGGCTAAAATGGGTGTAATGGATAATGCGATTGCTTCTAATGAAATCAAGGAAACAAAAGCTGCTAAAAAAACAGATGGAAGAAAAACAAAAAATATCAGGGGTATTCCAAAATATATGGGAGCCAATTGGGCTGGTGGAACAAAATCAGAACAATGTACTTTAATATTATGCGAGGGAGATTCAGCCAAGGCTGGTATTGTTTCCGGATTAAGTAAAGAAGATAGAAATAATTTTGGTGTATTCCCGTTGAAAGGTAAGCTAATGAATACATTAGATGCGGCCCAATATAAAATTAATGCGAATGCTGAAATTACAAATATTAAAAAAATTTTAGGCTTGACTACAGGTAAAACTTATACAAAAGCAGAAGCAAAAAAACTTTTACGATACGGGAAACTATTATTTATGACAGATCAGGATTTGGATGGAAGTCATATCAAAGGGTTGTGTATTAATATGTTTCATTCTCAATGGTACGATTTAATTAAACTCCCTAATTTCCTAGGATTTATGAATACTCCAATTTTAAAAGCAACTAAAGGGAAAAAAGCAAAGGCATTTTATAGTGAAAGTGCTTATCAAGAATGGAAAAAAGCTAATAACGATGCTAAGGGTTGGAAGGTAAAATATTACAAAGGTTTGGGGACGAGCACGGCGAAAGAATTTAAGGAATATTTTTCGAAAAAGAAAATTGTAATGTTTGAATATAATGGAGAAACGAGTGATGACGCTATTGACAAGGTTTTCAACAAGACAAGAGCAGATGATAGAAAAGATTGGTTGGGGAATTATGACAAAGACCTAGTTTTAGATCCAGAAAATAATCTAGTAAAATTTGAAGAGTTTACGGATAGAGAAATGATTCATTTCTCAAAATATGATTGTGAAAGAAGTATTCCGAATTTAATTGACGGATGGAAGACTAGTTTAAGAAAAGTTTTGTTTGCTGCTTTTAAAAAAAATCTAGTGAATGAAATTAAAGTAGCACAATTTTCAGGATATGTAAGCGAACATTCAGCGTATCATCACGGTGAAATGAGTTTGAATAAGGGTATTATTGGAATGGCCCATGAATTTATGGGGTCAAATAATATTAACACGTTATTACCTTTAGGACAATTTGGAACAAGATTGAATGGTGGTAAAGATCATGCTAGTGAAAGATATATTTTCACAGCTTTGTCTCCAATTACAAGATATATATTCCCTAAGGCGGACGAACCTATATTGAATTATCTGGATGACGATGGAACTCCAGTTGAGCCCGAATATTATACTCCTATCATTCCTATGATTCTTGTAAATGGTGGTAAAGGAATTGGAACTGGTTTCAGTTATGAAGGATTATGTTATAACCCTATTCATATTATTGATTATTTGAAATGTAAATTAAAAGTAAAAAAATATACAGGGGATATCAAGCCTTATTATGAAGGATTTACAGGAGAAATTATTGAATATATGGATAAAGCAAAGGACGGAATTCAATATAAGAAATATTTGGTTAAGGGTAAATTTGAAGTAACAAGTTATAATTCTATTAAAATCACAGAACTCCCTATTGGGACATGGACGACTACATATAAAGCTTACTTAGAGAGTTTAATGGAAGATAAGGATGCTAAAGGGAAAAAGAAAATCCCTATCGTAAAATCATACACCGATTCTTGTACTGATACTAGTATTGAATTTAGTGTAAAGTTACATATGGGTGTATTACCAAATCTAGTTTCTAAAAAATTTTCAAAAAACATTTCAAAGTTAGAAAAGGTATTTGGTTTAACAACCACAAAATCAACTTCAAATATGTATTTGTTCGATGAAGAACAAAAATTAAAAAAATATCAAAATATTTATGAAATTATTGAAAAGTATTATCCTGTGAGATATAAAGCATATGAATTAAGAAAGGCCCATATGATTATCTCTTTAGAAAAAGATGTAAAAATATTAAGCAATAAGGCAAAATTTATTCAAGAACAAATTGTTGAACCACCCACTCTAATAATGCGTAAAAAGAAAAAGACAGAGGTTATTGAAATGTTAAAAGAAAAAGAATACGACATTATTGGAGACGATGAAGAATATAAATATTTAAGAAATATGACAATTGATAGTGTTGAAGAAGAAAATTATGATAAATTATTAAAACAAAAGGGAGAAAAGGAAGGTGAGTTAGAAAAAATTAAAGTTACCACTATCGAACAAATGTGGCTAAGTGAATTAAAAGATTTAGAGAAAGAATATAATAAATATCAAACAGATAGAATTGGTAGAAGTAAAGGTGTTGGTGCGAAAATTAAAATTAAAAAGAAAAATATTAAAAAAAAAAAGAAAAAATAATTAATTCATAAATAAGTATAATTATTATAAAAGATTAAATATTTTTTTAAACATTCTAAACAATTATATAATCATATTTTTCTTTTAAGTATAATAATTTATTAAAAGAAAAATTAAAAAAAGTTTTTAAGTTCTAAAATATTATTAGAGTATGTTGACTTGCCTCTTTGTAGGGGAATTGGTAATGTACTAACATCATTTTTATACTTTACATAACCTTTAGCTTCACCACATATTTGTGGTATTGAGTAATCTAATACAAGATCATTTAGCTGTTCTACTTGACCGGTAATATTTGTTGGTAGATTTGCCGAATGTTGTAAGTAAATGCTTCTCATTATTATTTTTAAAGTATCTTCGTTTTGATAACCAATTTGAAAACTGCCTCCAGAACTTTTGTACACTCCTGCTATTAGACCGTGTTGTAGTATAAGAATATTTCCACCTGAAAAAAAGGTTTTAGACAAATTATTGGGTTCTGTATTGCCTGTTAAAGCATTTCTATAATTTGTTGTTTTCTCATCAATAGGGATTTTATCATATAACTGAAAAACACTATTATTTATAGGATCTAATATATTTACTCTACCATTTGCGTTCATTTATATTAAATGTATAAAAAAATATTATATAAATTAATTTATATAATGAGTTTCCAAACAAACGTTTTAACAGTTTCTATAGTTTTATTTGTTTTTATAATGATAGTTATAGCAACGATGATGACAGGTGCTAAAAAAAATATGATATTCCCTCCACAAACCGGTCAATGTCCGGATTTTTGGTCTTTGGGTGCGGATGGTGTAAAATGTTATAATACTAACAATTTAGGAAATAAGTGTGCTTCGCCTTCAGATTTTTCTAAAATGACAATGAAACAAAAATGTAAATTCGCTAAAGACTGTCAAATTGGGTGGGATGGTATTACCAATGCGGAAACAGACGGAAGACCTAGATATTGTTAATTTGATATAAAGAAATAAATCTAAATGTCAAATGTCTTTTTAAAAAAAAATAAACTTCCAGAAGTTGGAGAGATTATTCATTTATACATATTAAATCTTTGTCACAAACAAATATTATTGTGAAAAGCATTATAAATCAAATATCAAGATTTCTTCTTATTATAGATACCTATTACGATTATTCATATATATTTAATAATTACCTTGATATCTACTTTACTTTTTTTTATTAAAAATAAAAAATTAATTTATCAAGATAAAATAATTTTAAGATAGAATTATTAAAATATCTCTCCACTTTTGTTTTTGATCTCAAAAAATGTAAGGAAGTTGGTATATATATATATATGAAAAAAAATGGATTAGTATTTAAAAGGATAAAGATTATATTTAATAAATGGACCAATTAAATTTAAATTTATTATTAGGTCGAGAAGAAAATGAAAAAAAACTAATTCAATGTCTTAACTATTTTGAAGAGAATAAGAAAAATGTTTTGACAAAAAGAGGAATGTATATATATGGATCTCCTGGAACAGGTAAAACAATATTTGTAGAGAAAATATTAAAAAAATTAAATTATGATATAATAAAATATGATGCCGGGGATGTAAGAAATAAATCAATTGTTGACCAAATTACAAAACATAATATGAGCGATAAAAATGTTTTAAGTTTAATGCAAAAAAAGAGTAAAAAAATTGCGATTATGATGGATGAGTTAGATGGAATGAACAGTGGAGATAAAGGTGGTATTAATACTTTAATAAAATTAATAAGACCTAAAAAAACAAAAAAACAAAAAAAAGAAGATACCACAATGATACCAATTATTTGTATCGGTAATTACCACATTGATAAAAAAATAAAAGAAATGATAAAAATTTGCGAAACGGTGGAATTAAAAACACCAACCCAAAGTCAAATAAAAAATATTGTTACTATTTTGATGCCAAACTTAGAAGCAGAATTTAAAAATAAAATGACAGGGTTTATACAAGGAGATCTACGAAAATTAAAATCAACATTTGATATTTATAAAAATCAAGAAAGTATTTTAAAAAATCAACTTATCCAAAATATGTTTCAAAAAAAAAATTACAACGAAGATGTAAAAGATATAATTAAAAAGTTATTAAATAATGAATATAAATTACACCAACATACAGAGTTAATGAACGAAACAGATAGGACTAGTGTTGGACTATTATATCACGAAAACATAATTGATGTATTAGAAAACTTGCCAAAGAAAGATACAATACCTTTTTATACTAATATACTAAAAAATGTCTCCTTTGCTGATTATATTGATAGAATTACATTTCAAAAACAAATTTGGATTTTTAACGAAATGAGTTCATTGGTTAAAACATTTTATAACAATCATTTGTATCACGAAAAATATGGTGATAAAAATATTAAATTTGACCCAGAAAAGGTAAGATTTACAAAGGTTTTAACAAAATATTCTACCGAATATAATAATTCTTTGTTTATTCAAAATCTATGCAAACAATTAAATATGGATATTAAAGATATGTTATCATATTTTTGTTATTTGAAATCAAAATATCAGATTGATGAAATAATTGAGTTATTTGAAAGTAATAATTATGAAATCAATAAATTAGACATAAATAGAATTTATAGATTTTTGAATTGTATTGTACCTATTGATTAATAAAAGATTCTAATCCAGAAATAGAACGTTCGCCTTCAAAAACCTTTTTATTACCTTGCTCGTCTAAAAGTAATATAGTTGGAAATCCTTGAATTTCATATTTATCAAGCATACCACCAGCTTCATTTCTTTCCAACTTTTTAAGTTTAACCTCTCCATTATATTTTCCAGAAAACTCATCCCATATAGGGGTAAATCTTTTACAATGCCCACAACCATTCATGTGAAAATAAACTAGCTCCTTTGGATTTCCAAAATTTTCTAAATAACTAGACAAATAATTAGAATAAATTACAAGATGTAAAAGATACCTAATTACAAGCATAATAACAATAGCAATAGCGAATTGTCCTACAGATGGCAACTTACCAAACTTTTTTGTCAACGTTTTTATCCAACCTAACATATAATATTTATAAATATTATATTTTAAATAGTAGTATAAAATTCACGCATTGTCTTATCGCGTATAAATAATTTTGGTCTTAATTTTGTTTCTCTAACAAAGTTGGGATGAGGATTTACCAATAGTCTTCTTTTATCGAATGTATTATATTGGTGAGCACAAACTAAAATGGATTTCAAAGGGTCTAACTGAACCAAAGGGACTGTATAATTTTTCAAAAATGCCTTTTCCTCCGCAAGTTCAGCATCATCATCATATTTAGTTTGTTTTAAAAGTTCTCGTTTAAATGCAAATGTACCAGCTGTAGCGTGCATAGGTCCATATGGACCGAATTGATATATTTTATCTAAATCGTTAAAATAAATATAAACAATACTACTTCCTACTGCTAATGCTTTAGGCACAGCTCTTAATCTATTTACAGCGTGATTTACCCTTTCTGGGGGATAGTAATCATCATCGTCCATATAAACAATTATCTCTCCCTTTGATTTTTCGTGCATATAATTTCTTTTTCTACCCAATTTCATTTTCTTTTCTACTCGTGTATATTTCACACACTCAACCCCTTTAAACAAATCTTCAACGCTATCTTCACCATCATCTATTACGATCCATTCCATTAATTGTTTTGGATATGTTTGTGCTTTGAAACATCTTATTAATTGTGGTATAAATTTTCTTCTATTATATGTTGGAGTACATACACTAACGAATGGTTTTCCGTTAGGGCTTACTGTTTTCTTTTTTCTATTTTTTTTACCCATCTAAATTATATTAAAATTTAGAGTGATTGTTTTATATAATTTTATATTTAATTATATAAATTTAAACTAATCTTGAAATACCAAGCATGCCAAGACCAAATAAAGCACAAATTATACCTATAAATATCATTGCATCTCTATGCCAATCCCAAATAGCTCCTATAGAAATAGCCCACATTGCTGCTATTGAAAAACACCACAACCATTTATATTTTTTACCATAGTTTCTAAAATTAGATAATTTGTCAGGATTTGGGTTAAGATTGAATATTGTTAAATATATTGAAAACAAACCCCAAGGCCAGAAAAATCCACCCATCCATCCAAAAAATATACAACCCAACGCAAATATAAATAACGGAATTATTAAAAAGGTTTGGTTATTGAAAGCCGCCCAAAATAATATTATAAAATTTGTAATATATTGACCAAAATGCGTTACTATATTTAATATTGGGAGCACAACAATAAATTTAAGAACGTCATAGACTTGTTCTCCTAAATTAGTTGGTTCTTTGTGATCCTTAAAAATAGACTCATTTACCGTTTCTAAAAGCATTTTAAGAGCCATGCGTTGATACTGCCAAAATGTTTTGAAATATTCTCCAATACCATTCATTAAGAAATTATCATTTTCTATCAAATTATAAGGCATTCCATATTTAGTAGAATCGAAGAAATCTTTCCTTTCATTAACATCCTTATTGAATCCACCTTTTTGTTTATATCTCTTCTTTTTACCACCACCCTCTTGTGGATTTGGCTTGGTAACTCCATCTATAGGTTGTTGTGGGTTATTTTGATTATAAATTTTTTTTATTTTCTTACAAGTAATTCCCGAACCCTGATCGCCTTTTCCATATGGCATTCCCTCTCCATCAGGTAACGATTCCTTTAAAAATGTGGAATTTTTTGTTGATTTTAACACAATATCTAACCAACTACCTTGATGATAAATAAAAAATAATTGTAATAGGGGAGCAATTATTATAGCTAAACAAGAATAAGCTATTTTTTGTTTTATTGTTAATGGTTTTTTCACCTTTTTCTTTCTCTTAGTCTCAAGTATTTTTTTTTTCCATTTATCTAATAATCCTGGCATATATATATATATAAATTAAATATAATAAATAACTTAAAATTTCAGTAATTAATTATCCATAATGAAGATAGAAACAACACCTCAATTAGACTTTCATAATGTTTTAATTCGTCCTAAAAGAACTACTATTTCATCAAGAAGTGAAGTTGATTTGGAAAGAGAATTCACATTTGTCCATTCAACTTTGAAATGGAAAGGCGTACCTATTATCGCGGCAAATATGGATACGACCGGCACATTTGAAATATATGATGTTTTGAGTAAGTATAAAATGATTACATGTTTAAATAAATTTTATAATGTTAAAGATTTCAAACAAAGAAATTCAAATAATAGACCTCTCGACCCTGATTATTTTATGATTTCAACTGGTATTGATGAAAGTCAAATAAGTAGCTTATATGAATTAGTTGAATATTCTAATGCCAAATGGATTTGTGTCGACGTGGCAAACGGATATATGAAACAAGTTGTACAATATTGTGAAAAATTAAGAGTTGTATTCCCGGATAAAATTATTATTGCTGGCAACGTTGCTACACGAGAAATGGTAGAAGAACTTATAATAAATGGTAAAGCAGATGGTGTAAAAGTAGGAATTGGTCCTGGAAGTGCTTGTTTAACAAGATTAAAGACAGGTGTAGGTGTTCCGCAATTAAGCGCTATAATAGATTGTGCCGACGCAGCTCATGGGTGTGGTGGATTTATTATTGGTGATGGAGGAATAACTTGTCCGGGTGATATGGCAAAGGCATTTGGGGGTGGTGCTGATTTTGTTATGTGTGGGGGTGTATTTGCAGGACACGATGAAAATCCTGGTGATGTTGTTGAAAGAAATGGGGAGAAATTTAAACTTTTTTATGGAATGAGCAGTCAACTTGCTATGGAAAAACATTACGGGAAAATGGCGAAATATAGGTCAAGTGAAGGAAGAGAGATAAAAGTAAAATATAAAGGAGTATTAGAAGATACTGTTCTTGATTATTTAGGTGGAATAAGATCGACGTGTGCTTATATCAACGCTCATAAAATGAAACATATTAGTAAATGTGTTACTTTTGTAGTTGTAAGTCAACAATTAAATACACATTTAGTAAAATAAATATTATATTTATAAATTATATATAATGATATCAAGTTTATTTATAATGTTATTTTTGGTAGCTATGGTATGTTTTATAGTTTATCATTTTTATATAGATTATAGCAATTGGTCTAATACAGGAAATACATTTTCTGAAGGTATGACGAGTAATGTTTGTATGACAGAAGATAGTTGTAAAAAAGTAGCAGAATCATTAGGATTAAAAATAGGCGGAGGAGGTTATGCTTTCGGTGGAAGTTATTCAACCAAGGGATTATATGCTTATAATAGTGGAAACTATTCTGGAATGGCTTTCTTTGGAAAAGGCGGTACCGAAGCACAAATGAAACAACCAATAAATCATCCTAAATACAGACCAACACCACCACCAGCAGCCACAGACGAAAAAGTTCCACAGAAAGGTACATTCATTTCAAACGAAGGAAAGGAATGGAAAAACCAAATACCTTTTAAAGTAAGTAAAAATATATATGTTTTCGGTGGGTCTGATGGGGGTTGGTTCAAGATGGCGTCTGTCGATTCTAATGGAAATTTTATCGAAAATCGCCATACTAATGATTGTAACTCTATTGATGAACTCACAATTGAGATTTGGAACTCTGCTAGACGAGGTGGGGATTACAAAGTAAAAGATATAATATTCGTACCCACAGCACCACAGCAATCAACAGAAGCAACTACAGCTGTGATAACCGATGCCACTAGTTGTTCTGGGTGGGATTGTGAGATCGAAGGGCAATTTTGTCCTATGGGCGTTCCAGGTGCTTCAGCTGGAAACTTTTTGTGTAAAGACAAGAAATGGGTAAAAGTTGCGGGAAGACAAGCAGCACCAGTAGCACCAACAACGCATCCAACACATCCAAATAATTTAAACAGAGACCAAGTATTATCTCGAACAACTAATTCTAGAGCAGGTATTAATACTCCAATGGAATCAAATGTCCCTGAAAATTGCAAACCAGGTTGTATAGCACCAACCGGTCCATTTGCTAATTGTAAAAATATTACTCAAGAAGGGCAACCTAAAAAAAGTTGTCCTTATACATGTTTTAATCCTACTTTAGAACCTAATAAATGCCAATACGAACAAGATTGTAATGCTTGTGGAATCAAAATATTTAACCCAGATGATGAACCAAATATGGACCCAAAACAACCAAATATGGTACCAGAACAACCATATATGGATCCAAAACAACCATCATTCGCAGGACAACAAGCTGACATACCTAATGGTTCTCCTCAAGCCACAACATTACAGACCGGTCAAGTAAATACATCAGTTCAACCAAACAATCCGTCATGGGGGACTAAAACAGATGGAATACAATCTACACAATCGTTGGCTACACAGTCTGGGAATAATACTTTATTTAATGAAAAAATAATGACAACTGTTTTAGCTAACAAAAATTTAATACCATCTGATATAAATATTACTCTTGATAAACAAAGTAATTTTATAAGAATTGCCAAGGGATTTATGCAAGATTTATCAAATATTAGAAATGTGGCTTTACCCAATATAGATAATAATGATTTTGAATTGTTAGGTAGAGTAATAGCAAAAATTAAAATACAAGAAAACGAAAAAATTACCGGCCCCCAAAATGATGTTATGAAAAAACAACTCATTAATTCTGTTAATAATATTTTAGCAGGAACTACTATTTCAAATAGTCAAGTAGATTGGGAATCACCACGAACAACTGCTAAAATGTCAACAACTGGTATGTATAATGATAACGGTAATTCCATGCTTGGTTACGGAGCTAAAGCAACAAAACATCATAGTGAAAAATCTGAAAATGGTTTATGTTTATGGAAAGGGTGTGAGAAAAATGAAAAGGGAAAACCTTATGATTCAGTTTATAGCTTGTACTAAAATATAATTTAGTAAAATTAATATATTATTAAATTATATATATATATGAATCCATTATTTATGTTGATATTAATAATTATGATTATATTTACGTTGTATCATTTTTGGAATGATATTAGGGACACTTGGAATACAGGAGGTAAATTTGGCGAAGGGTTTGTTTCACAATCTGACATTATAAATTTATATGGCTATGACATGCTGATGGACGCATGGCGCAAAGGACGTGAAATAAAGATCGAGGGTTTCAAAGAGGGTGCTACTACCGGAGGAGCATCAAATACCTGGCTAAGCGGACACGGTCATTCAAATGCTGGGGCTCCGAAACACACACATTATTACTCAGGTAGTAAGGGACCTCGCGGTTATAACGGGGCTAGAGGTATTGCTGGTACGACAGGCAGTAAAGGTGTGCGAGGATCACAAGGTGTTAAAGGCGACAAAGGTGATAAAGGTGATCCAGGCGTCCAAGGTAAACCAGGCGTTAAAGGTACAGATGGTACTGGACTAACATTGAAAACCTTTGCTGTTGGTACAAACTATAACTCAGGAGACTATGTATTTTTCAATGATGCTATGTGGATAGCAAAAAAATCATTTACAGCAGACGCGAATCCAAAATCAGGTATCCAATGGACAGAGTTTAAACCCCCAGCAGGCCCCCCCGGAGAAAAGGGTGATAAAGGTGATAAAGGGGATAAAGGGGATAAAGGAAAAGACGGCGATAAAGGGACTGATGGTGATAAAGGCAAAACAGGACCACCGGGAGTACAAGGTGAAAAGGGAACCGTAGGAGATGTTGGTGCTACCGGACAAGCAGGTGCTTCCGGTAACCCAGGGACTGGCTTGAAACTTCGTAAATTTAATATTGGCGATGACTACATAAAAGGAGATTATGTGTTTGAAAAATCATCTACTGGGTCAGGTAATTCTATGTGGATAGCCTCGGGGTTCAAAAATATATATAATGGATTATTTACAAGAGAACCCTTTACAGCCAAGGCTGTACCGAAGAGTTCTATGAATTGGGTTGAGTTTAAAGCTCCACCAGGTCCTTCTGGAGTTGATGGTGCTAAAGGTGAAAGTGGTGCGGACGGCAAGGATGGTTTAGATGGTAAGGATGGTTTAGATGGTAAGGATGGTTTAGATGGTAAGGATGGTAAGGATGGTAAGGATGGTTTAGACGGTAATGACAGTTTAGATGGTAAGGCTGGTATTTCTGGAAAGGATGGTGGAGACGGATCTGTGGTACCAGGAACAGTAACAATCCCTACTTGGGTTCCCCTTCCACCGGAAATCCCGATTCCACCACCCCCACCTCCTCCATCCAAACCAAAATATAGATTAAAGATGGAGTATGAAGAAACTGAATACAAACTTCCCAATAATTATTTAGTAAGACCTGGTAAAGGAATTTGTCCAAATGATTGTAAATTTCCCCATTATGATAATAAAGATTGTGCGGATGAAATATTAGACGGTAAAGCATATAGAAAATGTCCTTGGGTTAAAGACGGTGTTAATAACTCTAGTTGCGACCAATGTGGCTCTATTTTAATGCCAAAAAATCAATACGGGTATGCAAGAACAAGACCAGGATTGTTTGATAATATTAGTGTTGAAATGGCAATCAAAAATTCAAAAAAAACCAATAAGGGTGATTATTATAATATTGGAAAAAATTTTATGAAACAGCTATCTGATATAAAACATTTCGAATTACCCAATAATATTTCAACTGATGAATTTGTAGCAGTAGGTAAATTAGTTCATAAACACCAAACAGAAAATAGTGATTCATCAAATCATCTTATAACTCGATTTATAAATGGTATTTTGACAACGGGTTCAATATCTAGAAATAACAAAATTAATAATAATTCAAGGATAAGTTCTCAAACTAATTCTCTAGGTGGTATTTTTGATATTGATAATACAAAACTCACCGGAAAAGGTTCATATGCGTTTGCTGAAGCAGAACAAGAATTAGCTAGTAATAATAGATTGGGTGGTTCAAGTGATATGTATGAAAAACAAATATCAGAAAAAGTTAGAATTCAAAATGGTATACCTCGAGATCCCAAAAAACGCCCAAACCCATATAATTCTATTTGGAATATGTTCAGAAATTAAATTGATATAAAAGTATAAACAAAATTATTATATTAATAATGGATAATTTTGTTATTAGGAAAAACACAAAACCACTAAGCGAGGAGAAACCAATAAATGTATACACAGACGGGGCTTGTTCTAATAATGGAAAAAGTGATGCTCACGCTGGGTTTGGAATTTGGTTTGGTACTGATGATGAAAGAAATACAAGTGAATCTTTTACAGGACCACAAACAAACAACAGGGCTGAATTATTAGCTATTATAAAAGCGTTGACTATTTTAAGAGATGAAATAGAACAAGGACAAATTGTAAATATTTATACAGATTCTTCTTATTCTATGAGATGTTGTACAAGTTATGGAGAGAAAATGTCAAAAAAAGGCTGGACAAATAAGGGAAAAGATATACCAAATGTTGAAATTGTGAAGGTTGCTTATAATTTCTGTAAAAAATATAATAATATCAAGTTTATCCATATTAAGGCACATACTGGATTAGAAGACGAACATTCTCTTGGTAACGAACACGCAGATAGACTTGCTAATCTTTCAATAGGTGTAAAATCCTGTCCATATCAACGAGCAAAAAATAAAATTTATTTAAAGGTGCCATTTGACGAAAAAGATGAAGCAAAAAAATTAGGAGCAAAGTGGGATAAGAGCAAGAAAAGATGGTATATTACTCCCAAGAACAAGTATAAAGTTCAAATGATGGGGCGATGGGGATTAGAAAATTGAAAAATTTAAATCTTAATTAATGTTTATTATTCAAAAATGCCAAGATTTAATCAATATTATAAAGCTAAAACCCGTCGTATTGGTGTGTTACAATATAGAAAATATGTTATTGGGATGGTTGCTGGTGATAGTGAAAACCACAATAGTAATTCAAAAAAGCTTTTAGAAATGGATATATATAATTCTTACCCTGATAAGCTTTATTCTAATAAAAAAAATCATCCATTGGTTAATAAAGGATTAGCCTTCTGGGTAAATAAAACATATATTTGTATTGGGTACGATATAGACGGTGTTTTTCGCCCAATATTTGACCATAGAAGAGAAAGTCTTGATTTGGGTGTAAGAAAAGATATTGTCAAATACGCAAAGATACTGGTGTCTAACGCACGTCATGCTTTATATAAAAAAGAATTAATGAAACTCCATAATAAAAAAATACCAGAAGTATTAGTCGACTATATTGCCAATTATGCTTGGGATATTATGCTACTTTTATAAAATTGACTTTAAAACTAATAAATATTTTTTTATATAAACAATTATGTGTTCGTTAATTGATAAGATTATTCAAATATTATCAACTATTTTATATTTTACAAAAAAAAATGCGGTTAGAACAATAGATAACAAAATAGAACAATTTGAAGAAGAATGGGGACAATTCTGTGAAATAGACAAAAAAATATTACATAAAAGTAATAGAGATTAACTATTATTTTATTATATATTATGAAATGGTTTAGTTCTCCTCCACCGGAACCTAAAAACGATAACGGCTTTCTAATATTAATATTTTTTTTTCTATTTATATATACTGCAAATAAACAAGGATGGGGTAAAAAAGAAAAAAAAGAAAAACCCCAAAAAGATTCATTATGTAAAATTATAGGCCTAGAATCTGTGAAGGATGAAATAAGGTATTATATGGATTTTATCAAAAATAAAGAAAAATACAAAGAATGGGGTGTAAAATTACCCAAAGGAATATTACTTTCTGGTCCTCCAGGAACAGGTAAAACTTTGTTGGTTAAAACTTTATCTAAAAAATTAGATATTCCGTTGATTACAGCCTCTGGATCTGAGTTCATAGAAATGTATGTTGGTGTTGGTGCAAAAAGAGTAAGAGAATTATTTGCCAAAGCAAAAGGAAAACCAAATTGTATTATTTTTATTGATGAAATTGACGCAATTGGAACAAAAAGAGAGCTAGGAAATAATTCTGAGAGAGCTTCTACTGTAAATCAATTATTAACAGAAATGGACGGATTTGAAGAGAAAAATAATATTATGGTGTTTGCTGCGACAAATCTTGTAAAATTTTTAGATCCTGCTTTGACTCGATCAGGTAGATTTGATAAAAAAGTTTATTTCGATTTACCAAATAATGATGAACGAAAACAATTATGCGAATTATATTTAAAAAATATAATACTTCCTAAAAAAATATCTTATGATGTAATGTCTGAAAGAACATCAGGATTATCGGGTGCCGATATAGCAAATATAGCAAATCAAGCAAAAATATTGGCTATTCAAAATAACAACGAAAAAAATACATTAAAAGAAATAGATATTCAAACAGCTATTGATGAAGTTATGATAGGTAGAGAGAAACGAGAAAGAACTATGACACCTGAAGAGAGAAAAAGGGTTAGTTACCACGAAGCCGGTCATTGTTTAATGGGGTATTTATTAAAACATACAGAACAACCGGTTAAGGTTAGTATTATCCCAAGAGGAGAAGCAGGTCTTGGATATAGTCAACAAAAAGCAACCAATAAAAAGTTAATGACAAAGGATGAAGTTTTGTGTAGAATAAGTGTTTTATTAGGAGGTCGAAGCGCAGAAAAAATAATATACGGTAATGTTTCTACCGGAGCTAGTGATGATATTGAAAAGATATCAATACTTATTGCAAGATATACTAATTCATGGGGAATGAACGAGACTATTGGACCACTTAATCCAGAAGTAATGGGAACAATTGGAAAACAACTTACCAGTAATATAATGGTAAGATGTAAAGATATTGTTGAAGATATTGAAAAACAAACTATTAAATTATTAACCAAACATAAAAGATGTGTAAAATCTATAGCAAAAGATTTATTATTAAATGAAACTATAAATTATGAAAAAATAAAAAGTTTAATACCTGTTAGACTTGAAAATAGTCAAGAAATAATATTAGACATTTAAGGTAAATGGAGGAAGTTCATCATTTGGTCCAATTGTATTTTCAAGCGGATCATCTAATGTATAATCAAGAAATTCTTTGTTCCAATCCCAATCTCTACGATAATTATGGTAACCAACAAAATGTATCCCTTCTTCTACAACACTGGTAGACGCGCAACTCCAACCATTATTTTCATTTGGATGAGTACAATGCGCCGCATCAGTTTTTACTCTTCTCCATTGATATTTACAATTTTCATCATTTTCAGGTGTAGAAGCAATAATTTTCTCGATTTTTAATTCCTGTTCTCCATTATAAAAGTTTTCACGAAATACATCAAAAGATGGAACTCCGCCAAATTTACAACAGATTTCTTGCAATGTTTTTATATTATTCGACACTTCATTAAATTTGTAATCTTTCCCCAATTTATAATCATCATATCCTGGGACACTTCCTGTATCTAAGAATATAGTAAATATATACCATTGTCTTGAATTTATTTGTAAATCTCTAATTATTGTAATACAACCTTCTTCGTCTTTTCCCATAGGAAATTTACCAAAGTGGTTATTATCGCTAATTCCAAATAACATTTTAAATACTTCTGCGCCCTCCAATCTTGGATTGTATTTTAATTTATATAAATCAATTAAGACAAGAGTTCCGTGACAAGTTCTTCCTCTTACAATAAGATTTGTTCGTTTTTCCACTTCTGTGATAATGTCATGTAAACATCTGTAGATTTCCATTATGAGTTAATTCATATAATTAAGTATTTGTATGAATTCAATTTTATTTATTCGATTGCCTTTTTAAATTTATTAGGACAATTAAAGTAATGTGAAAGTTCTAGACTTGTTCCACTTACGACCCCACATTCAGGACATTTATATCTTTTAGAATTTTCCAATACAATTGGTTTAAAAACTTGACCTACTCCTTCTTGTTGTTTCTTCTCACCCGCTTCTTTTTCTTCTTGAATTGCTTTTTCTCTAGCAATTTCTTCGGTAATTTCATTATTTAATTTATACCAATCTGTATCTTCAACTCTTATGAAAGGATAATCTTTTGCCACATCAATAATCATTTCAGCAATAGCATTATTCTCCAAGTTAAACTGTGTTATAAATTTTGATGAATCACTAAAATATCTTGGATGAAAAGAAGTAACAAGTCTTGGATAAACATCTGAAAATTTAGGCTCACACGGTAATATAATTTCCTTATCCACTGGTATTTTTGCAACACCTGGCCGCGCATTTATAGCTATTTTTGTTACATCAAGGCCTGGGTAACAATGGTTAAGTGCACTTTCTAACGCAAGAATACCTGTTCCACTATGAACCCCGTCTATAATTACCACCTTTTTCCGTAATTGTATATTTTTTTCCTTTAATCTATTACAATACTCTATATTTTCTTTTTTTTGATCTTCTGATTGTTGTCCACCTTTACTATGTGGTAAAATAATAATATTGACTAAATCTGGGTTAAATATTTTAAAATTCATCATAGCCAAACAATAATATGCTGGTGATTGCCCGCCACAAACAATTGTTATTTGTTGGTTTTTATCAAGTAAATCTTTATATATTTTAAATGATGCTTCTATTAATTCTTTTATACAGTCACCCAATGTTTGGTATGTAACAAATCCATTATCAATATCTAATTTTCTTCCTGCTCCTCCATATTGATTACTTTTTTTATACCTTTTTTTTTGCGTATAGTGCGTTTTTTTTTGGTTTTTCTTGCGTTTTATTTTTGTTTTTTTCTTTCTTTTCTTCTTTTTTCTTCTTTTTCTTTTAGTTTTTTTCTTTCTTCGTTTTTTTGTTTTATAACCACCTCTGAAAATTGTAGAAGGAGGGGGGGGAGGGATAGCATCTATGCTACTCTTGCTTTCACCACTGCCCTCGCCAAATACATTCCACCATCTTCTACCTTGAATGGGCACTAACTGTGCTGCAGTTTGGTCTGTTTCTGGAATGAATTTGAGACCCCACCATTTGAAACGCAACTGTCTAGCACCACCTTGAGTTAATAAACCAGATTCTACTTTGTCGATTAGTTCTACTTCTCCTTCATAAGGTAATAGTAAATGTCTTTTTATAGACGGAGCTGAAATCCAACTTTCCGTTTTGTGAATACCTCTTGTTATTTGATCGCCGTTATACCATCTACTATATTGTTTATCAAAGTTATTTAATGATACGCTACTAGAACCCGCGAACGCGGGATTTCTAGCAGCATTATAATAGGCTAGAAATATTAACGGTGAAAATGTGTAGGGCTGCGCTGAGCCTATCTCCTCTGGAACACCCGCCTGAATTGCTTGAAAAGTTTTACCTAGATTTATATAAAACGCTTCTCTATCGTCGGTACCTGCTAATGTAATACCTTTATGATCTTCATATTGTGGATATATTGGAGAGTTACAACTCTGTACTAAACTAGTTATACCTGGATGACGAGCTTCTCCACCTGATGCGGCGTCAATAAAAGCACCACGCAGTTTACAATAATTTCCTTTTCTTCCAAGATACTCTATCCTGTCTCTTAGTGCTTCGTTATTGGCAAGCTCCACGGAGTTCCTATCCACTCGTGGTTTATTGGGTGTTTCGTAACCAGGAGAACAAGAACATAATATATTTATTGATGGTGCTCCCCCATCTTGTTCATAATAATAATTCATTAACTTTTCTGTATCATTTATTGATCTGTGTACACCTACATTTTCCCATGCGCTTTTATATGTTTGGGCCTGCGTTTGTGTATGACTATTATTGAATTTTTCGTCAACCATCTCTTTGGGAGTTTGAAAATCCCCAGTATAAAGATAAAAATCCTCACCCCAATCTCTTAATCGTGTTCTTTTATACATCTCTGTTTTAGAAAATTTTGGACCAAGTTTTCTTTTTAATTTTTTCGCTAATGCGTTCCATTCATCAAGTGCGTTATCCTTTTCTTGCCCTTCTAGCTTTCTCATATTTAATTCTGAAGCAACATTTTTATGAGGTTTACCATCTAAGTGGTGTAAATAAGCGCCCATAGGTAATTCACCGCCATTACTCAAGAAACATTCCCTTTCGTCACGAACATGTTTTCCTAATTTAAAATTATTAAAAGTGGGGTCAGTTACAACACCATTTGTTCCCTGCTTTTGTGCTTGTTCAAATAAATGTCTCTGAACATAACACCAGTCACCGTCATACCCTTTTGTTTTTCGATCTGCGTCAGTCCGTCCATATTTTTCGGGGTCACCACCATAAAACATCTGTATGTTCCAATATAACTCCTTTCCATCATTATTAATTTTTTTATTTCTTCCGCGAGCTCTGAACGGTGTATCAACAAAATCTTCCCATTCGTCTTCATCAACTCCACCTGCCCCAATTTGAGCTCTTAAATCAGCTTTATTTTTTTGTTCTTCTTCTTTTTTAGCTTTTGCATTCTTTCTTGCTTTTATTCTATCAGCAATAGTTATTACGGGATCAGCATCTTCATTATTATCCATATCATACATTTTCATTAAATCTAAATCTTTACTTTGTCCAAGAAAAACAGGGTCAGCACCATAACAATTATCAACACTTTCACCACCAACGGCACCAGTTATAGGCCAACACAAATGTTTAAATGCGCACCAATTAGCAGTATCTTGTTGAGCTCCAGCATATGTAACAGTATATTTTCTAGTTAATAAAACCCAAATTTGATTTGGTGGAACTTGGACAGCTTGTGGTCGGGAGAGTTTGGATTTACCACTTTCTGTCATACCTAAATTCCAAACATGATCCCCGTGCATATTAAACATTCTACCGGTATTAACAAGATTTTGCATAGCAGCTACATATAATTGCTTTTTAGAGTTAAATCTTTCTCTATTAAAAAAAATATTACCGCTACTTTTAGTTAATTCTTGGTCAAATTTTTGAAGTTCTGGTAGAGTAGGAGAACTTCTATTTTCAAATAATGCTGCTATATTATTAGCGGACATATATATATATATTATACACACATTATATGTTTTTCTATTTGGAAATACTAAATTATCTTGTACAAGGTCTAGTCATAGATTTATTGGGAGAGGGTTTTTCAAAAAAAACTTCACATAAAACACGATGACCGTCCCAACAATCTAACTCTCTTTGAGATATACAATTTTTACATTCTTTATAATTTGGACATTTAACAGGAGTACAATAATAACAACAATTGTAACTTTTGTCTCTATAATATTCTCCATTTCTTATTTTTAAACATTCTCCATCACCAATACACATTTTTCTGTTCATATAATGTTTAAAAATAAAAAATTATATGAAATTTAACTTACCTTGCGTTCATTAGTCCCACTCTACCTCCTTGAATCATCATAATGTTATAGCGTTCTTCAAATATTTTCAAATCATAACTATATTGATTTAATTGTGCTACAGATTTTCTAAAACCAATAGCATTTCCATTTAAATCACAAATATATTCAATATTACTACCACTAATATCTAACGGAGCGTCAATTGTATTAAACTCAAAAAAAACCTTCTTAAATTTATTAACATTCATAGCACCACTTGGTTGATATGTTCTTTTATTGCTATCCAAACAAAAATTATATACATATAATCCATCTTTTGCTCCACCAGTAGTTCTCATATATTTTTCCATATATTCATAAACTCCAGAAGGTAATACTTTTTCCCTATAAACTCCGTCCATAGTTATACCTAAATCTATCATAATTTCTTTTAAATTAATAGGATAATTGTTTGTCGAACCTGTAGTACCTATATTTCCAGTAATAAAATGATTTGCTGGATTAGGAAGCATATTAAATGCCTGTAATGATTGAGGTATAATATTTTGATAAGGCCAATTTGTATAATTAGACCATTCATTTCTTAAATACGCATCACTTCTACGAAATCTCCACATATAATTATTAACCATATCTTTACTTTCAATCTCAACAATTCTACTACCATTTACATCTAAAAAATTATATTCGTATACTTGTTTGATTAGTATTTTGTGTTCTTGTGCTGCGAAAATCCTTCTTTCAGCCTGTCCTAAAAATATATATGTACCCATTAAATGAATATCGGTATTCCAATCTATAATATTTTTATTATACATACTAGTAGTGGCTTTTTCATCTTTAGGGGCTTGTAAAAACCGCCACATTTCGTGGTGCAAAATATTTTTATTTGGTCTCATTCTATATGATAATCCATTATTGGATGGCGTTTCTTCAACATTATTTATTGTGTACAAATCCATAACAGGTTTTAGTTCAATCCTTATACTTATTTCTTGATATTGTAATGCTACCAGTGGTAATGCCATTTTACTTGAATCGCAAAAAAAAGCGTCAATTGGTATAAATAATTGTCTACCTCTTATAGATGGTTCTGGGTCTAACGAGTCATCTATGTGTTGTGTATTTGGATAAGTATTAATGTTACCATGTGAATTATCTGGATCATTTATTTCTTTAATATTTCCAGTCATTCTATTCCATAAATTTTTTTTTGATGTGTCAAAATCTCTTTCTTTTAAACAGTTCAAATATTCTCCGCTATATTTTGCTAATGTGGTTCCACCACTGTATATGTTAATTTCTTCAATCATATTTGTTCCTAATTCTTCTATCCATTTAAATTCATATGGAGCAAACTCATGACCGTTCTTATCAGGTGGCGATGTTTCTGCATCATAATTATAAAAGGGGCTATATATATTTGGTAAGTTAATTACAAGATATGTATCGTGTAACATTTCCGCATAGCGTGGTATTTTAAAATCCAATATGGTATTTGTTTTTAAATTTAAACTTTTAGTTCCTTCGTAATCTATTCTGAATCTTTGAAGCCCAAAATTACTATATTTTTGATAAGTAGCTTTAAAAAATGTTTTTTTAGGATTTCCATTAAACAGTAAATTTTCACTTCCATATGCTACTAAATTCATTAATCCTCCAGTCATATTGATATATAATAATATAATTATTTTAAATAAAAAAATATAATTATAATTTAGCGTTTTAAAATTTATTATAGTATTAAGATATATATATATACATAATGGATAAAGCAGGTAGTATGGCAAATTCAACGATGGAAGGAGTAAATAATACAGTCGATGAAGCAAAACAAAATTTTATGAATATTTTAAAAAACAAAAATAAATGGGGTGTTATTTACTTATGTTTAGTTATAGTATTTTTAATATGGTTATTAAGTCTTTATATAAGGGGTAAGTTGGGTTTAAAATCCGCAAATAATGAAAGAATGTTAGATGATTATAGTAGGCTTGGTGGTACAAAAATAGGAGGAATTGCGGTAGGGAATCCTAATCATAAACATTTATTAAGAGATTATTACGTGGCATCAAGTTATAATTCTTGTTGTGGTGGTAATGTTGAAAAAGATTTTGTAGATATGATACCCTTAAAAACAGTAATTAAACAGGGTGCTAGATTATTAGATTTTGAAATATATTCTGTAAATGGCTCCCCAGTTGTAGCAGCTGGTTCAGGGCCAAATACAAACGGCAAATATTGTTTAAAGGGGACTTACAATAGTATTCCTTTTAAAAAAGCTATGAGTTATGTTAGAATGTTAGCATTTAACGGATCACAATGTCCTAATCCCGATGATCCTCTATTTTTAAGTTTTAGAATTAAGACAAATAATCGCAATATTTATCCTATAATGGCAAATGCTATATCCAAAACTTTTTCTGGCAAATTTTTAGGACCAAAATATAGTCATAATGGAAAGCATAACACGTCTGGCAGAGATGTAATACCAAATATTCCATTATTAAAATTAAAAAGAAAAGTAATTATATTAATTCAAGACCCTACAAATAATTATAGACAAACAGAATTCGAAGAGTATGTTAATATGTCAGGTAAAGGAAGTGATGGTACAGGGTTACCATTCGTCCAAGTTTATAAAAATATAGATATAGTCCAAGCATATGACCCGGAATCAATAAAAGAGGAAAATAAAAAGTTTTTAGGCATAACTATGCCCGATTTTACAAAAATATCATCAAACTCACCCGCTCCTATTCATCATAGTTATGGTTGTCAATTTGTAATGATGAATTATTCCGTTATGGACGAACAAATGTCCTACTATATAAATTTCTTTAATAAAAAAGGAGCTTCATTTAGATTAAAACCTGATCATCTGAGATATTGGGAGAAAAAGATCGCTCCACCAAAGAAACAAGATCCCAAACTTTCGTATGGACCAAGACAAACTTCTATGCTTGGAGGTGCTTACAAACCTTCATTATAAATTTTACACCATTATAAATTTAACACCATTATAATTTACTACTCAATATATTTTAATAACACTATATATTAAGTATGGTTTGTGATAAAAAAATGACATTTGAAGAATGCGAATTGGCAGTGTTGCGTTCTGCTGTGGATAGAATGGAAAAAAAATCAGGAAAGAAAAAAATCAATAATCCCGATGTCAAGGATATTATTAGAATCGTAGAAGATTTTTTAAAAGTAAGCAAAAGAATATGTTACGGGGGGACAGCCATTAATAATATTTTGCCTTTACAAGACCAATTTTATGATAAAGCTACTGAATTACCAGATTATGATTTTTTTTCTCCTGAACCGTTAAAAGATGCTAAAAAATTAGCGGATATCTATTATAAAAAAGGATATGAAGAAGTAGAAGCAAAAGCGGGTATGCACGGGGGAACGTTTAAAGTTTTTGTAAATTTTATACCTATAGCTGATATTACATATTTAGTCCCTGAATTATATAAAAATATTCATAAAAAATCGATACAGGTTGCTAATATTTTTTATTGTCCTCCAGATTATTTAAGAATGGCAATGTATTTAGAATTAAGTCGTCCAGACGGTGATGTTAGTAGATGGGAGAAAGTATTAAAAAGATTGACATTATTAAATAAACATTATCCTATGAAGGGTCAAAACTGTAAGGTAGAAGATATCCAAAGATTATTTCAATACGGTAGTAAAACTTTGATGTCTGGGGGTAAAAAACCTATTGACGATTATAGTGATGAAGAAGAATTATTGGTGGATATAGAAGAACAGATTTTTCATACTGTACGGGATGTATTAATGGGTCAAGGCTGTGTATTTTTTGGGGCATATGCTAATAGAATGTATTTAAGAAATCTTGAATATTTGAAAAGAAAAAAAATACCCAAAATTCCAGATTTTGATGTTTTATCTGATGATCCCGAAACAGCCTCAAGAATATTAAAAGAAAGACTTGACGATTTAAATCTTAAAAAGGTAAGCATTAAAAAAAAACCGGGCGTTGGGGAAATTATTGCCCCTCATTATGAAGTTTCTGTTGGTGTTGAAACAGTCGCATTTATATACGAACCGTTAGCATGTCATAGTTATAATGTTATAAATATAGGTCCAAATAAATTAAGAGTTGCCACATTAGATACTATGTTAAGTTTTTATTTAGCATTTATATATGTAAATAGACCATATTATGACATCAATCGTATTTTATGTATGAGTAAATTTCTTTTCAAGGTACAACAAAAAAATAGATTACGACAAAAGGGGTTGTTACGGAGATTTAGTCCTGATTGTTATGGCGTCCAAGCAACAAAAGAAAAAATGCGTGAAAAAAAAGCAGAAAAATATAGAGAATTAAAAAATAAAAGAAATACAAAAGATTATGAATGGTATTTTTTACGATATGTTCCTGCTGAAAAAGATACAAACAGGGTTAAAATCAGGGTTAAAAACAGTAATAAAAAGAAAAAGAGGAAAACTAAAAAGAAAAGAAAAACTAAAAAGGGTATTTTAAGTAGATTAGGATTTGGTGGTAGAAAAAAAAGAAAAACAAAAAGAAAAAAATAATTAATTATTAATATAAAATAATTAATTATTTAAAGATTTTATATTAACTAATTATATAATGGGAATTATTATTGATGATGTTTTTGAAGATTCACGAGGATTCACATCGAATCAAACTTATGCTTCTTTTGCACATAAAGAGATACGTATAAGGAAACACCAAGGTATTAAATATTATGTAGATGTCTCACGAGAAGATGTAAGTGGAAACCCAAATGCTACTTCTTATAATAAGGAAATTGTTGATGCATCTGGAAATAAAACAATCACCGCATCCGGTAATATTTTAACTGAAACTTTATATAGAGAACAAAAAACAAAGGATGTGTATTATATTTCATCTCAATTATGCCAATATAAAGATAAACAATCTAGATTAGATGGAAAATCATCTATCAGGTCGTATCACGTCGATACACAGATAGAATTAACTGAACTAGCTAATATATATTCAAAGTTATATGAAAAAGTAAAAACCGATAAAAATTTATTTCCTTTTATTAACTTAACAGATGATTTATAATTTAGTAAACTCGCAAAACTAAACACAAAACTAAACGCAAAAACATTAATAAATTGAATATTTATATAATATTTAATTTATAATATAAATATGAATCCACGAAAACCACATTCAAAAAAAAATAATTGTGAAAAAATGAGAGATAAATGGTTAGATTGTAGAAACAAATATAAAGGTGCTTCTGCTTTTTCCAAAGGTTCTGATTTATGTAATACTAAATTTAAAGATTATTTATACAAGTGTGGAGAGAAAGAAAGAAAAAAAAGGTTAATATGTTCTATTTACGCAACACATTGATAATAGTGTAAATATATTATCTATTTTTTTTACAAAATATTTTATTTAAATGCTTTCCACAACAACAAGGACTCCAAATAAGTAATAACCATACTAATCCTATTACAGGGGATAACCAATATAAAGCAGAATAACTGTCCCAATCTTCCTTTGTCGTGAATATAAGCAACGTAAACATACCTATAGAATATATTAACAAACTCAGCGATATACAAGCAACCAGATTTAATAACATATATTTACATTTAGTGCAATTATCTTGGTTTGTTAATATAATATCGGTAATAACTTTGTTTTCTTTTGGTAACAGGTTTATCTTTGATATAGGTATAATTTGAGAACTCTTGTGTTTTTTCCAATTTGGTTGTCTACAGACAGGACATTTCCCACATAACCCTTTTTCACATAAATCAAGATTGCATTTTTTACAAATTTTAGTATTCGTACATATTTTACATTGTATTTCTAATTTTTTTTGTTGTAAACAAATCGGACATTCGTCTTGAGTTTTACCAAAACACCCCATTATTTCATAATTTAATAACAAAATTTAAGTTATTAAATTATATCAATTTTTTAAATGAACCAACTCCATAATGGTAAAGAATAAATGAAAAAAATCCTATTAACACATCTAATAACAAAGGTACATAAGATTTATTACTTTTATTAATTGCTAGATAAGCAAATATAAAGTAAAGTATAGAATGTATTGGACGCAAATTATTCCACCAAATTTTTTGTCCGAATGTTTTTCCTCCTGTTTTGCGTTTTCCAAATATAAATATATAAGCAAATCCTAACGCAGGTAAGATAGCTAAATAACCCAAATAGGACAAATATTTTTTATCTATTATATTTGCTATAAAAATAAAGGCTATTCTAACAGGTATGCACAAAAGCAAAAATGCCAAAAATCTTTTTTGAATTACCTTCATATACATATAATAAGACTTTATCCTGTCAATAAATTATTCATAATCATCCTGGCTCTCCATATTTTATCTTTTTCACAGCGTTGACAGTATGTTTTTCCAGATATTTTTACTTCTTTACATTTTTTAGTTCTATATTTAAATATATCTGTAAATTCTTTATTGATATATATTGGATATTTTTTACAAGAAAATAAATATTTTCCTATTTCATAATTCATTTCTATTGGTAAATTTTGCATATATTATAATACAACTTATTTATTTTCTTTGTTTAACTTCTTTGTCAAAATCTTTTTTTTTTAATTTATATCCCCAATGTTGTAATGTCTGTCTTATCGCTGGACTAATAGTATAATTATTCCAATCTTTTTTAGTGCCTTTTTTTAAGATTTGGGTAACTAACCATTTTCTAAATCTCCCTTTGGGACCTGTTAATTTATTAAATCTACTTATTTGTCGTTTGTCATCGTTGATTCTTCTACCTAAATAAAATTCACAATACCATTGAACCCATCCATATGGATCTTGTTTATCTATCCAACCTTTATTTTGCCAAAATTGTAAAGTTGTCCCCACTTTTTTACCATATTTATTGATTTTTATATCATATTTATCAAATGGGGTTGTTAAATGGTGTTCTGGTATAGTTTTCCACCAGGATTTTGGATATTTTTTATGTTTATTTTTAAGAGTTTCTTTGAAAAATTTTGACTTGATAGGTCTCCAATATGTTCCTCCAAAACTACCCATTTTAAATATTTGTTTTGGAGATAAATTTGGGCGAAATTCAGGATGGTCTTTAAAGAAAATCTCTCCATTTACTCTTTTTGGTTTTATCTTTTTATGTTTCTTATTTTTTTTTTTTGTTTTATTGTTCTTATTACTTCGCCTTTTCCTTGTTTTCATTAATATAATTATAGATTTAAATTTTAGTATAAAAGTATAATAAAATTGAATACAATTAAACAATATTTAATAACAAATAAACAAAAATAAACAAAAATAAACATGTCACAAGTAGATAAATATGGAAATATAAATGGATATCCACCAAGAATATGTGGTCCATTATTTCGCTTATGTCGTGGCGAATATAATGAATCAGTTATGGAAGATATAACAATAAATAACAAAAAATATAAAATAGATACACAGGGAAATATATGTGGATGGAAAGGTTGTATATTTAGTTATGATAGTGGGGGTTATTTGGAAGAAATAGGAATATGGAAAAATAATATTATTACTAATTATACATTTGGATACAGTTATTGGTAGTCTTGTTTTAACCATCGGACATTTAAATACCCTTATAATATATAATGACTCGGAACCGTTGTCATTAAAGATACTTGTCAAAACAACATCACAACTCATTTTTTCTCATCAGAATCTTTTAGATACTGTAAAAGTGGATACTTTCTGTATAACTGATATCCACTTGAACATTCATTCTGATATTCTGTTTTCACTATTTTAATACCATCTGTAATTTTATACCTACTATCGTTCCATTTTTTAGAAATGAATAATATTTTACGAGGGTGGTCCAAATTTAAAAAACGCTGAAGTATAGTTTCATCAAATACATCTCTATCACACATTTTTATTATACATTTTGTAAATTCATCTAATCTTTTTTTTCTTCTATCCCATTTTGATTTTGCCTCCGCAAAATCCTTCTCATGGAGAAAATGAATTTCGGAAGTACCGATTTTCCCTATAGGATAGTTTAAATCGCCATACTTGCTTTTGTTTATTTGTATTAATTTTTTATTAATATAATTATTATAATTTTCTAAAAGGTTTATGTAACAAGGCGCAAATAGAAATAACCCAATAAATGGAGTTTTATATTCATAATTTTCATCGGTGTAATATTGGGTACCATAACAATTATTTGTGATAATTGAACGTATCATTATATAATGTATATCAATAAATTATATGTTGTATCAAAACGAGTATGTTATTTTACCTAACAGGCGTTTTAAATGTCTGTCGGGTTAATTCATATATTAAAGATTAAATTTTACAATTTAAGAAAGGATATTTTTCGTATAGTTTAAATATGGCTTGTTCTTTCATTTTTGCCTCGATCATAATATCAATGTCAATATTATATTTGACCGGTATTTCTAACAAATAATAAGGCATTACTTCTATATAATCACTATGATGACCACATCTACCTGAACCTTGTTCGCTTACATGAAATTTGGGTTTAATACCTCTATTTATCCAAGATTGTAGCACTAATGGCATATAAACTTCTGGTTTGGCAAAATTTTCATTTGGATGCATTAATTTATAACATTCAAAATGATGTGTGTCGAAAACTATTGGAATTCCTATTTTCTTTGAAACATAAATACAATCTCTTATTGAAAAGCTTTTTTCACAATTTTCTAATACAAGTCTTTTTTTCACATTTTCAGCTAACATTTTGTATTGTTCACACCATCTGTCTTTTGTTAGTTCTTTGTCTCCATACATTCCACCTCCATGAACTACCATTACTGAATTATTATCTAAACCCATTAAATCTAATACATCCGCATGATATTTAAGATCTACACAAGTTTGTTTAAATGCTTTTTCGTTGAGTGAACCCACTACATTATATTGTCCAGGATGAAATGTTAAACGTTGATTATATTTCTTTGATTTTTCTCCTATTTGTTTTAATAAATCTAATGCAAAGTCAAAATCATAATCCTCTACTCTTGGGTTTGATTTATGTGGAAACATCTCGCTACTTAGTCTAAAGAATTTTATACCGTTTTCTTCATTCCAATCCATCATAGTCAAAACATCTTTTAAATTTTGAGTTATTTTAGACTTTAATGCTCCAATACCTTTTTCTTTTATTGTACGTATTATCATTTTTCTAGATGCGAATACTGGAAATGGTTTTTGACCTCGCAGAATTGTATTTAAACAACACAATCCAAGTTGTATTGACTTGTTTTCACTCATATTGTTAATTATTAATAACTTAATTTATTTATTAATAAATATATTCAATTTTATTTTTCTACTTGAGGTGTTTCTTCTAAATTAGTGAGTGTATATTGTTCGTCTGTATTTCCTGTTAAATATCCTACCTTTTTACATATATAACCAAGTGGATGATTGACATTATCATAAACTTGTTCAACAAAATCTATATGTGACCCCATTTTTTTACACTCATCTAACAATTCTCCCTCAATTTTTTATTTAAATTGTCTATTTTTCTCTCCAACAAATCTACTTTGTCCATTGTTTTTTCAACATTATTATTTAATAATAATAATAATTGTTTTATTGAATGTAAGCTATCTTCTTTATCTATTTTTTTTCATTTGCTTGTTCCATATTTATAAATAAAATATAAAAATAAATTAGTAATTTGAACTATTAATCCTGAAATGCCATCGTGATACATACTTCTTACTACTCCCAATTTATCATAATAATGAATTTGTAAATGTGGAAAAAGACCACTCCATTTCATAATAAAACCGTAAAGAGCACTAATAATAAAAGATGATGCCATAAATTTAAAAATATATCCAAGATTCATAATATTTTTTGGAAAAGGTGTAATATACAATATAAAAGGTTGTGTAGTTGCTCCAACAAATCCTGCTATCAGAGCAGCCGCTAAAAGTGTGTGTTGTTTAAAATATGGTTTTAAATCCTTGATAAAAGGCATTATAGTTTGAATTATTTTAGGTATTTTTTCAAAATGTAAAGACATAAATCTTAATACAACATCCCATAAACCAGTAATTACAAAAGTTAATATTATAAGTTTATAATTATCTATATAATATTAATTTATATTTAAAATAAAGTTGATAAAAGCATCAAAGAACCTGTTGCTGTTAAATTTTTCATAAATGGGTAATATTGACCACCGGAAGGGGGGAAATGATATATTAATGTTGCTAATACAGTAAAAATAGCCAATCCCACACTTGAATAATATGCTAAATTTGTATGTAAATTAGTTTGTAATGAATATAAAATAACTAATGGTGCTACTATTTCTAGTACAATAACCAAAAATATTGCAAGTTGATAAAATAAATTAGGAAGATTTTTTAAGAAAAACATATTTTTTAATCCACTTACAGTTTGAGAAAAATTCCTTGCTTTATTTAGACCTGCTAAAAAGTACATAAGTAAAATCATAAAAGCATATATAATTACAACCATTTATATATAATTTAAATAAAATAATTAATTATTCAATATTTTTAAGTCCTTCAAAAAAAAAGTGGAGAGAATTACAGAAATTTATTTAGATTTTAAAATTTTAGCACAATTAAGTCTTGCTCCGGCATTTCCTGTTTTTAAAGATTCTGTATTTTTACCCTTTCCCAAATCGTCTTTAAGATCGTGGACAATTATACTTCTACCAATTATATTATTTTTTCCTTTTAAGATATTTTTTTATCAATAAAACTTCCCCTTGTTACTCTATTTTTTGTTATAACATTTCCTAGATCACCTATATGTCGTTTTCTGTTTTTTTTTCCAGAATGTTTATGACCAGATGGATTAAAATGGGAACCTGCTTTATTACAATCTCCGTTAAAGTTTCCTTTTTCATGAACGTGAAATCCATGGCTACCATTTTTTAATCCCTTAAAATCATATGTTACTTTTACTCCCTTTTTTACTTCTTCAAATAATACTTCACCACTAACATTATTCTTTTTGTTAAAAGTTGCGTTTGCTTTTCTAGTCACCCGTCCATAATTGCAATGTTGTTTTTGGGAAAAACCTTTTGGATTTTACAATTTATCTTTTTTTATATTTTTTTGTCCATTTTCCTCCTATTTTTACTTGTTTTACTCGTTTTCTTCTCCCTCCAGCGATATCAAGATACTGATTTGGATCTATATATCCATAACCTAATACTCCTTCTGACTTTAATTTATATCTAATTAATTCATCTATATTAACAAATGACCCATTATAATCTTTTTCTTTCATAAAAGAACCAAACTTTTTAAGAACTCCCTGATATTCTGTTTCAACATCAAATTCCGGTATATGTTTTTTCAAGGAAGCCAAATTTTTAATATAAAAACGGGTTTGAAAGTGAGGAGACATTACTGAAAATTGTGGACTGGAAGTATCTATTTTTTCTTGATTTTGTTTTGCCCACGTTTGACAAAATGAAAGTACACCAATACCAATACGATTTAATCCATCTTTATCTAAATTTCCCTCTTGTATTTTTGTATTTATTGAATCAAATCCTTTTATTATACTTCTACTAAGCCTACCATGAATTTTACTCTTACCTTTTAATGCATCAAGATATATTTTAAAAAAAAGAGGTATATTTCTATTACGATAGTCTATATAGTCTTTGGCAAGCACAATTATGGAATTATTTTTATTAAAAAGATTTATTCGTGAATCACCACCATATTTTTCATGTTTTAAAAGCCAACCCGTTGGACCCATATTATCATCTAACATAGGAACTCTTCTGGAAGCCTTTGGATAAAATATATGATTCTCTCCTTTACCTTCTGCTTTGGCATCGGTTAATGCCATTTCGACAATTTTTTGTTTTTCGGGATAAAATTTACTTTTATCCCAGTTACTGGTTCCTGATTTAGTAATTAAAGTAGTTTGACCCCCATTTTCTCGTGCTTTTAATAGTTGTACTTCAGCTTCACTCGCCTTATTTAAAATATCACCAATACTACTAACAACTTTTGAGGTATCCATAGTTATACTTCTTATTATATCTAATTCATAATCTTCAACAGTTGCTGCTTTAATTATTTGGGGTTCACTTTTTTTGGATTCACCGCCTCCTATTTTTACTTGTTTGACTCTTTTCATTCCTTTTTTATAAGTTTTTCTTGCTTTCTTAGCTAATTTATAAGCTCTGCTATTTTTTTTACAGTTTTCTTTTATTATTTTGAAATCGACAGCAGATGCTTTACCCCCAGTTATAGCACTAGCCATTCTTGCATATCCCCAAGAATGACCCGTTTGATTTGGTCTACTACCACTTGAAAAATATGCGCCCTGTCCCTTTTGGAACATTTTTTTTAATCCTTTTAATTTACACTTGGACGCCTTTGCTAATTTTCTTGTTGGACGGATTTTATCTATCTTATACATTCTACGCGCCTTAAGTATATGTGGAGATACCTTTGATTTAAATGATTTTACTTTTTTTCTTGTATAATATTTACCTTTTTTATAGGCTTTTCTTGATTTTTTTAGTTCTTTTTTTATCTTTTTTTTATCTTTTTTTGATAATTTTTTGGGTACATATCTTTGGGGAACTTTTGTCATATATAAACTAATAAGATTTTAATATATTATAGATATTTAGTAGTTTTGAATTTAAAATAAAAGAATCTTATCTTTATATATAAAATGAGCGACAATGAATCAACTAGCAGTGACGATATATACTATAAACATCAAAACGACGTGTCCCAAGAAACCGTAGATTATAGTACATCAGACGACGATGTAGAAGAGGAAGTAGAAGAAGAGGGAGAGACAAAAGGAGAGACAAAAGGAGATGATTTGTCAAAAATATATAAAGAGGGAAAACTTGCAGATAGTCAATCTAATAATCTTCTTTATAAGGGGTGGATAATTACTCTTAAAGAGAGATATAAATATGATGGCGAAACACCAACCGGAGTGCCTATTGTCGCTGAAGGTTCGCTTAAAGAAAGGAATCGTAAAAAAATTGAAGAATTAAATAAGTTTAAACAATATTCCTTGTTTTTATTAAATGAAAGCGATTTTTTTTATTCTGTTTGGAAAAAAGTATCATTTTTAAATTATTTATTTAGTTATAAAAAACAATGGGGGGATAATAACTTTCAAGGAAGGATGGAGATAGAACAACAGTTAAATTATTTTAAACAAAATCCACAATTCAACTCCGGTGATAATAGTATAGTTTGGCCTGAGGACGAACATTTTATACGTATGGTATATATTGATAATATGATAAAAGGTATTGACCTTCATTTTGAATTATTAAAAATTAACTTTGAAGGATTGGATGCTGACAAAAAAGAAAATATAAGAAGAAGAAATCAATCAAAACAATCAAAAGAATCAAATGCTGCAAACCGACGAAAAGCCTACGACGACAAAGACTTCCTGGAATGGGGAAAGAAGCAGTCGAAGAAAGGCGGACAAAGGGGTGGGGGGTTTTTTGGTCGGTATAACACCTTAATAAAACTTACCCTCTCTGCTATCCTGTTTGGTATATTTAACAATTCCTTGATAGAAAAATTGGACTCTTTTGGTCCTGAAACACTAACTATAATAAAGGCAAATTTTGAACCCATGGATGTCCCTCGGGTTTTAGAGGAAATGACAGAAACTCGTAGGGAATGGACTAAGTTCGAATTAGAATTCAGTGGTAATAATGGTGAATCAATAAAAAAGAAAGACATTTCAAAAATTATTAAAAAGAGAAATTTAGAACACCTACACGAATTTAAAACAAAGATAGAGGCAGAAAGAGAATATATTAACCAAATGAAGGGACATATTGTAGCAATTAAAAATAACATTGCTAATACAAGGTCAGAATCTGTTGCGGAGGGTCAAGTTGCAGTAATAAAAAAAAAAAATGCGGAAGAAAGAAGGCGACTTATTGAGTTTTATGAGGAGATGGTTGGTGAACGCGAAAAAGAACTTAAAAAAAGAGAGAATATAAATGATGAGTATGGAGCTCCGCACGTTCCTACGGAAAATACCAAACCTATAAGTATTTCACACGGACTGATAACAAAGCTTTGTGGGCGAAGTGTCTTCGATTTAATTTTTAAAAAAAAAGAAGATAAATTTACTAGTGTTTTAGCTTTACTTGAAAATAGGTTTGTGAAGGCTATAGGTAGAGATATGCTAGAATTTACGAGCAAAAGGGTGCTACACAGTACCAGACCAAACTTTAAGAGTAAAGAAGGAAATGCTAACAGCTACCTGACACAGGTTTCTGACCTTATTACAAACGCTTACGTTGCCGTCTTTCACGGTAATAACAACCGATACACCAAAGCACCCGGTACATCAGAAACGTTGTCAATATATCAAAACCGCGCAGATTTATCGCATGATCTAGGAATGGCGTGGCTAAAAGGTATGAAGAAAGCGAGTAGAAATGCTGTCTACGAAATATTAGTACATATTAGAACTACGTCCTACTGGTTGTGGGCGTATTTTTTAATTATGCAATCTATTCAAGTTTATGGGATTAAACAAATGTTTAGACTTTTCCCAGGTACAAATGAAAATCTTGAGGATGAGGGAATTTTATTACTAGCGGACGGAGAGGATAATTCGGGCGATTTCGACCCAGGACTACAAAAACTGAGAGAAGAACGGAGAGAAGGGTGGATTAAGAAGTTGAAAACGTGTTGTAGGAACATACCTGATATGGAAAATCAAGGACATGAATTAGGCGGAGAGTGGGGGAGCACAGGGGTAAGAGGTATAAAATATTTTGTGCTTGCTGCTATTTTTAATGGACTAGCTCTGTCTATTGGGTGGTCATTTGGTAAACCACTACTTATACCCCCAAAAACCTATAATATCAATTTCGACGATATATTCTCTACTAACATACAGGCAGGAGATAAAAATCCTCCACGATTCGGTTCAGTATCGTCTTTCAACGATATGACTCTCGAAAAACAATTGGTAGATTTAAGAATAAGAACTGATCCGGAGATTTCTAAGTCACCTGTCCTGGTGAGGTCAGAATCAGACAAAGGCGCAGTCGCCCCAACGAGTATGGTCGTATCTCAAATAAATGCAAACGAAGATAAATTACGCACAGGAAATTCAATAACTATACACGAACTACCATATCCAAAGATAGACAACGTCAATTTCAACGATGAGGATCATAATAGAATAGTTCAAGAGAATCCAAGGGATGCAGAAGAGTTGAAACCACCTGAAGACAAACATGGTGGTCGAAAAACAAAAAAAACCAGAAGAAAAACAAAAAAAACAAGAAGAAAAAAACGAAAAGGAGGTAGGAAAAAAACAAAAAAGAAACGAAAAAGAAGAAAAACAAGAAGAAAACGAAAAAAATTAAGAAGAAAAAAAACGCGTCGTAAAAGATAATGTTAATATATATTTTTTATAATATATTAACTATATTTCACTTAATTGTTTTGTAAGCTTTGTAATAATATAATATGTTACACCAAAAATAATAGTTTTTACAAAATATCCAGAAAATGAAGGGTTTCCATCTCTTAAAAATAAGGAAGGTACATATTTAGTAAGAGTTCTTTGAAAAATAGGTAATTGAAAGAAAAAAAATAAAATCATTACCATTAAAGGTGTTTGTAATTCTTCATACATGATATCTAACCTATCTTGATCTACCTTTTTATTTTGACTTTGCTTAATTAAATCTTCCATTGAATGTTCTTCTTCAATATAGTTGTCATTTTCTACCTTTGGAATAAAATTTGGTTTTATTTGTTCATCTTGAGTAATATGGTTATTATTTGTAGGTATTTCTCTATTCGGTAAAACAGTTGCACCGCCTGCTTGTTGTAATCCTTGTACGATTTGATGAATTGATTCTTGAGATAATTCTCTGTTTGAACCTGTCATTTGTTCTTGGTGTATCTTTTTGTTAGTTTCATTAACTTTCATAACAACGTTATTTTGAGGGGCTTCATTTGGTAAAGAGGCGATAGCTGTAGCCATATAATAATACTTAATATTGCTATATTATGTATTATTACGCAAAATGAACTATTTTTTTTCTGTTATCACATTTTTCTATATTTTCTTTAAATGTATAACATTTATCTTGAAATTTAAATATTTGATTTTTAATCTTATTTATATTGGGAGCTTTAAAAATAATACAATCTCTATCTTTACATACCTTTCTAAATAATGTGGCAAATCCCAGACCCAATATTATTGAAATAATAATTTTACCGGCGTCTCCATATATTAATCTTCGTACATACATATATATAATAGTAGATATTATTTACTGAATATTATAAGCTCTTATTTTGCTTACGTCATCCGGACATTTAACTTCTGTAGATTTAAAATGAAAACAGTTATCGGCCTTATCTTTAAAGCTTATTTTGTGTTCGTTGTCTGGATTTGGATAAACATATATTATCTGTGTGGGCGCCATAGTAATATAAGCAACAAATAATCCGATAGCTAAACTTACAATAAATATTGGAACGTTAATAAACAATTTCATATACATATTTGTATTATTTTTTATTTTCTTGTATTTTAAAATCGTCATCAATAAATGTTTCATTTTTTATATCTATTTTAGTGGGCATAAAATGAAAAACAGGCATTTCTTTTTTATTTATTTTACCATTATTACTTTGAGATATTTTATCAATATAAACAACTTGATATTTAAGTTCTCTTATTTTAAGTTGGATGGGTATAATACTATTTTTATAAATTTGAATTGTGTCTCTTAATAATTCTTTCTCTCCAGATTGTTGATATTGTTTTATATTTTTCTTAAAATCATTAACTAATTGATTAAATTTCCTTTGAGTATTATCTAACTCTTCTTTTCTTGAAATAAATTGTTTTTCTTTGCCTTCTTTACCTTCTTTACCTTCTTTGTCTTCTTTGTATTCTTCATCTTGTCCTGTATTGGAAACTTCTATCATTTTATTTTGTTTATCGTAAAATTCTTTTATTAAACTAGCATAATCTAACAATTTTTCTAAATTTTCTTTGTTAGTTTGAAATTCATTAAGAATTACTTCTTCATCGTCTAAATCAAATAATAAATCTAATTTAAATTCTGTGATTATTCTTTTTTGTAAATTTATTTCCTTTCTTAAATATTTTAATTGCGCAGGAATATCAATAATTGTGGGTTTTTCCAATTTTATAGTTAAATTGCAAGGATTTGTAGCTCCACAAATTACGCTTGTATCTGTAAAAATTAAACATCCTGGTTTTCCACAATTAGGGCATTTTATTTGTTTTTTCTTTTCTCTTAAGTTTAATTTTTTATCTTGTATGCTAGCATCAGGAAATTTTTTATTATAATTTTTTTTAATTGTTGTAATTTTTTTATCCTGTTTTAGCTTTAATTTTTGCAACTGTTTATAAATGTCTAGATAATCGTCCCATTTTTCTTCATCTATTTTTATTGGTTCTGTCATTTATATTTAAGTCTTATAAAAATTTTTATGTAATAATTCAAATGGACTTTCAAATTGTGGTAAATTAGTAATTTGTTTATCAAGTTGTTTAGCCTTTTTTGCTTCTAATTGTTTTACTTTATTTATAAAATAATCTTTTTTTAGTATTTTAATTTTGTTTCTATCTTCAGGTGTTGGTCTTGTTTTGTATTTATAATATAATAATCCACAAGAAATAACAATAAAACAAGTTAATAAGGCTAAATTAATAATTTTATTAAATTCAGTATCTTTCTTAATTTTACAATTTTTTAACGTTTCCTTCAAAAAATATTTAACACCTGGTTCAGTTAATATAGGTTTTGAAATATCCATATAAATATTATATTAAAAAATCAAAAAATTTTATACCTATTATCTATAAATGATTTCTCCTTTTACGACATTTATTTATTTTTCAATATTAACAACCGTATATTTTGTTTTAAAATATTTAATTACAGAAAAACATGGGGCTATTAATAAAAGTTTAGCTATGGCTTTGGGTGGATGTTATTTAATTATTATGGTTTTATTACAACTTTCTTCAAATATGGCTAATGCTAAAGAAAAATGTGGAGGAACACCTCAAACAATTTCAGCTATAAATTATACAATTATACCAAATTTATTTATTTTTGGAGCGTTGATAATGGTTATGATGTTTTTCCCTGGGTGGAAAGCACCATTTTCAAATACGATAGGATATTTAGTTGTAATGGTATTAAATGTGAAAGAAACATTTATAAACATGTTAAAAGCAGAGAGCAATAATAAATTATTAAAAATGGTTTATAGAGACCCTTCGATGATGATAAATGAAATAACTCCTGAAAATTTTGATTTATTTATAAATAAAATGGGTACCCCACCTAATTCAATATTAGGAACGGATTATAAAAAATACATTCCGGATTTATATAATTTAGTAGTTATAAAAGATAAAATAGCTGAATTTTTATGGTATATGTTTACGGGTTATCTTGTTATACAGAACTCTAATAGTTATATAAATTCAATTAAATGTAAGAGAACTCCTGATGAATTAGAAGCGAAATTAGCTGATATGATGGATAATCCAAAAAAGAAGAAGAAAAAACAAAAATGGAAACTTGGATATTAAATGTTATTAATTAATTCAAATAATTAATTAATAAGTAAATTTAGGGATAGCTAAATAATATAAAACAAATAAATAACAAAAAATAGATAATATCAACGTTAAAAACCAAATAGGTATGACTGTTTTTTTCCTAGTCCCCAGTCCAAACTTTCTTAATGATCCATCTTTTTCATATAAAAAAGCTGGTTCAACCAATTGAATAATACAAAAAATTATAGCAAATAAAATTATAGCTACTGAAGTAATATTTCTACGAATATACTGTCTATACATAATAACTTATATATAGTTTAGTTTTTAATTTAGTAAAATAGGCTAATTAAGCATAATCTCCATGGTTATCGCCATCCCCATCATAATCGTCGTCTTCTGCTAACCCGTCTAAATTATTTACTTCAGATTCTATTCTTCTTGTAATGTCATCACCATCCATTTGATCTAAAATTGTTGATATATTGAATATTTCTCCAACAAATTCACTAACATCATCTAATCCACCGCTTCTTAATTCCATGAGAGCATCTTTATCCATTTTTTCACGCTCTTTATCGTATTGATTTTCATCATATTCAAATATAGCTTTTGTTCTACCTAAACTCCAGTCACCCAACGAACTATTCTTCATAATATCTTCTATTTCTCTTTGTTCTACAGTTAAATCTCCAAGACGTTTAACAACCTGTTCTTTTTCTTTTGTTTTAGTTTTCAAGACATTTTTATTTATTGTTTCTGCTGATACATTTAATAATTTTTTATACCTTTCTATTTTTTTCAAATATAAATTGAGAAGAGAACAAGCATCTTTTTCAAAAATTTCTTGTTCTCCCCTTATAATACTTAAATCTTCACCGTCTTCTGCTTCATCCAAAAAGTTTTCCCCCTCCTCGGGATCTACTCTTAAATCTGTTTCAAATGCCATAATATATATTGAAAACGAGCACAATAAAAAGTAATAAGCTAATTTTTTTAAAATTTCGCCGTCAAAAATAGAACCTGTTTCCTCAGCATTATCTGATAAACCAGAATAAAACGGAATAACATTAATAAGCATTAACAAATCTTCATTATTTTGTAATACAAATTCTAATATTGTATTTATATTTTTATTTTTGTAAAATTTTGAAAATCCTTCACCGTCTTTCAACATAAATCCCATTATTTCATTTTTATGTCTATCACTAATTTTTTTCGAACCTTTCAACCAATGCTTTGGGACATATCTATCGTTGAAATTTACTTCATTTAATATTATAGTTGGATATGTTTTACATATATTAATAACAATTTCTTTAATCATTCTAAAAATAATGAAACCTGTTTCATCTTGTTGTGTCATATATGTATTGTCACCCAACATATCCCAATTAAGTATAAATTTTTGTCTTTTGGTTTTTACTTTATTACGAGAATTTTCTCCGGAAGGAGAAAATTCCAATAAAATATCCTGTAGTTTACTTGTTAATTCGCCACGTTCTAACATTTTTTCACTAATTTTAACTGACATTTTATTATTTATATTATCCAAATAACTAGTGAACTCGCGGACAATATCGTCGTCTTTACCTTGTATGCTAACATCAAATCTATCCGATATATTTTGCAAATGATCCAATAGTTTTGGATGACAAATTGAATTTTGTTTGCCCTTCAAATAGACCAACGTTTCTTCCAACGCTAGTTTTTCAGTTGTTATAGGAGGATCTAAATCATAATATAATACATTTTGTCTATTTACAATATTTAATAAAATATTTAAGGTTTCTGTTGAATAATTTAAACTATTTGCTTCCATAGATAGAATTTTTTCAGTTATTGAATCTGATTTTCTAAAATTACATTTGTTATTTATACAAAGTCGTTTCAAATTATCATCAAGTTCAATTCCGCTATTGAACTTACAATATTTTATAAAAGCCAAATAAACGGTCTCTTTTGAAAAAGCCTTTGATACAGGTGGATATATAAGTTTTGTATTTAATGAAATATTGAAATAAACAGGTTTATGAAGGTTTTTAAATCTATAATATATTTCTGTTAATTTTTTTACAATAATGTTATGTGTTCTAATAGATGTCTCTTTTTCTGAAAAATATAAATTTGTCCTTGGTTCTCCTTCATTACAACAAGCATTTTCTAGAAAGGCTGACCCCCCTTTTGTTTCTAATAGCAACGGTTCATTATTTATTGCTCTTTGTACTGATTCTATTATTGAAAAGGAATAACTTGTAATTTTACCATATAACGCCCATAAATGAGCGAATTGTTCGTAAGACCCTTCTTCTATTCTACTTTTAACTGTTTTTTCGAAAGTTCCCGATATATTAGTTAGTTTTCTTACGGTGAGGGGTATTAAAGGAGGTAAAAAATCATGCCATTTCTGAGGATTAAAATCATTTATTATTATTGCTGATTTTTTCTTTTTATTATTCCATTCTCGTTTAGTTTTTAGTCTTTGTTGTATTTCATCTATTGGTAAAATTTTATTTGTCATAAATGTTTTTATTTTATCAACAAATTTATCCTTTATTTCATCATATTTTTTTCTTCTATTTTTAGATTTTGCGGTTAAAGCTGTTGGTATTATATTCCAAGGTCTATCTGACCTTTTTAACACGAATAATATACAACTTAAATATTCGATGAATGTTAAATCAGCATTTCCATCTATAGGAAATCCTGTAAATGACTTTTTACAATCACCAAAAACCTTTTTTGTAATAATATTTGGTATTATAGTTTGTACTGCGATAATATAGGCTGAAATAATAGAATATATTTTGATCTGATCTGATTTTTTTTCAAATGTAATTAATTTCTTACCACCTTTTATTTTTTTAGCGTATAATTGTTTATAAGCTTCTTCGTCTGGAACATTTGTATTCATAGATTCCATTACAATTCTAATAATAAAATTATATTCTGTTTTTGTATTTATGTATAATTTTTCATCTAATGTTTTTAATATTTGTTCAATATGTCTCCCAAGACTTGTATTATACGTTTGATTAATTTCTCTTAATCTATTTCCTCTTAATTTATCTGACATTTCTTCTTCCATTATTTCTCTTGAATTATTTTTATAACCATCTTTTCCATATCCTTCCGAATAATCTAGAGCAATATCATTTGATATATAATAACCACTAAATTTATCTACCCATTTATCACCCTCACCGCTTTTTTCTCCTCTTGATTTATAAATTTTTTCCAACGTTAATAAATAAGTATTATTATTGAATCCAATTACCAAGTCTTTAAAAAATGTAGGGAGAAGTTTTATATTTGTATCAATACAATAATACCAATTACTATCTTCGTCGTCGTTTTCTAATCTACAATATTGATCTATAAATTTATCCAAATTAGCAAATCTCTTTACTATATCAAGTTCTGATAATATTTTATCCCTTAACAATTCATATGGTGAAACAATCACATCTCTTTCTTCTAATGTAGAAGCTACCGTTTGTCGATATATATCATTTTTAAGTAACTTATATATCTTTAATTGCTTTAATGATTGTAAATTTTTTTGACGATATTGAAAATCTAAAAATAAATCACTTTTTAATTGCTGTATCGATTTTACTAATTCTTCTTCAAACCTTTTTTCGATGTCAGCTAGAATATTTATTTTCAATATATCCTTTGTAGAATCTAAATTAGCACAAGAATCCTTAATTTTAAAACAACTCTCTTTAATATTACAAAAATTAATTTGATCTGGTTGTACGCCAGAAAGTGATTTATCATATTTCCATATATTATCCTGTCTAATATAATATTTTAAATTACCATCACTATGTATATCTAAATATGCGTATTCTCCGTCTTGAACTGTTCTTGAACCATATACCATCGCTTCTGCGTCAGTCTGTGCTTTGTTATTTTCAACTCCGTTGTTTTCCATTAAAAATGTTTTCAACGCTTGTATAACAAGTTTCTTATCATCTGTAGAAGAAATCAAACTATTATTATTTCTTTTCCATTCTTCACCTATATCATAAGGTGTTTCGTCATATTTTTTATCAACAAATACAGGTGAATTATTATCTTCAGTTAATTCATCAAGAGTAATATATCGTTTCGCTAGTTTTTTTTGTGTTTCGCATTTTTTAAATTCGTCGCTATTTTTTTTCTCATCTAAATTTGACTCTAAAATTTCTAATTCATCTGTAATTTTAGTTTCTATATCTATTGGTTGACTAAATGTTAATGCACTTATTGACAAAGCTAAATTATATAATCTACCCGCATCGTAACTTATCATTTTTTTTAATGACTCTTCCGTATCAATATCATCTGTTATGTTATAATTTGATTTATCAAATATATCTTGATTGTCATTTTTTATTAATTTTGGTAAAATAGTCGAAATAAAATAACTTTTATTACTTCTTATAAATTTTAAGAATTCTTTTTGATTTTTAATTAAGATTTGTTTATGTTTATTAATCTCCTCAAATATAAACTCATTAATTGTTTCATATTGTTTAAATGATATATCATCATTATATATCATAAATGGTTCTAAATATTCAATTATTTTATTATAAGATGTTCCGTTTTTTATGTATTTTTTCATCATTTCAAATAATATTCTAGTTTTTGGTATCATATTTTCTAAAAATCGCGTATAAATTTCATCATTATCATCCAACGACGACCTATCTATAAGTTTTCTACGTTCTTCAAAGCTAAAATAGGTATTGAGTCCAAATAATTCTTTTTGTGCTTTTTTCAACTCTTCGTTAGACGAACTTAATATATTTGATTTTGAAGAAAATAATTTTTCTATTTTATCCGTTACACCACCTTCTTGTCCTTCCTTTATAACTATTTCTTCTCCGTCAGCCCAATTTTCTAATATTTTGAAATAAAAATAATTAAAAAAATGCAAATTTGTTTTATCATAAATAGAAGTAGTTGGTAGGTTGATATGCGAATATTTGACATAAGGTTCTTGTAATCTTAAAAAACCCAAAATATCAATTGTATCATTTGTCGTTAAAGGTACTCTTACTGCTTTACTATGTTTATTTTTAATATCTGGATTATTCAATCTACTTAATCCCAAATTATATCTATCTATTACATATTTTCGTTCGCTTACATTTGTATTTTTTATCATATTAGATTCAAAATTTCCAAGATTATTAATTATTATATCTAAATTACTATTCACATACTTTTTTGTTATAATATCCGTATTATTGGATGTTTCTAAAAATGGTGTAAAATAAGGATTTATTGTTTGTATCAAATATGTGTATTTATTTTGACCATCTGGTACTGTATTACTTTTATATTGTCCTTGTGCTTCTATTACCAAATTTTGGGCTGATCCATAATTCATTTTTTCAGCATCTTCATATATTTCATCTTCTGGTATATCTAAATCGTCTACAAATAATTTATGTGAATTTCTTCCAACAGGCATGAGCCAATATAATTTTTTATTTAGCTTTTTTAAATTATCTATTAATGGTTTATAATCATGTCCTTTTTTAATAATACTTTCAGCATTTCCTGTTTCATCAAATTTTGAAAATTTTCTTCTTAATTGTTTAAATCTTTCAATTAAATTATGGATATTATTTAAAACCTTTCGACTTCTTTTATCTGAAGGATATTCTGCCAACAGTTCGTCTAATATATCTTGAGTTTGTGCTTCAATACCAAATCTTTTTTCACTTTCTTTTACTCTTACCATTTCAGTAATTTCTCCAAGAGATTCATCACTTATTTCTATATCGTCTATATCTATGAATAAATCTTTCACATTTTCTTTAATATCCTCACTATCCATAATTAACTCTAAATCTTCATCGTCTTCTAAATCTTCACCGTCTTCTAAATCTTCTGGTAATGGACTTTCTTCTTCTTTACTTAATTCTGGAGGTACAAATGTTCTAATATTAATAATTGGTAAATCATCTGGTATGCCTTTATATCCAAAATCAATATAAATTTTTTGATCTGTATCGTAAATATTTATTTCTATCTCGTCTTCATCTAAATCCGTAATTTGGCCGTTTATAATTGATGGCACGTCCCCTCCAAATTCAACTGTTATCCAATTTTCAGGAATTAAATCTTTTTGTCTAGCATATCCTTTTATTTCCGGAGTTGCTAATATATTTATTTGCGTTATAGATTCATCATTTAGACTACCATTTGTTATACCTATTTCTATTTCATCATCTAAATTCATATCATTTATTAGTTTTACTTTATTGTTATCTAAATATTCTATGTAATAATTTTTATCATTAATCGCAGAATTAGATGGAGCAATTATTTTAATAACTTGACCTAATTCTAGAAATAACTTTGATGATTCTTTTTCAGACATTACTTATATTTATCATAGAAATTATCTCTAAGAAGAAATAACATTATAAATATTATATAAAGAGTCGTTTATATAATATCTTAAATGAATACCACAGCTAATTTCCAGCCAAATAAATACGCCGATATTTCAAAATTAATAAAGGATAATAAATATGCGAATGATAAATTTATTACTGTAAAAAAAATGGATCATTTATATGTTTTGAAATATGTAAAAAACCAATTAACTACAGAAAATATTAATTCTCTTGGATTATTTAGATCCATTATTGTTGATGAAGAAGGTAATATTTTATCATTTGCCCCTCCAAAATCTCTAAATTTTGATGTTTTTTCACAATCAAATGAGTATGATTCATGTTATATTCAACATTTTCCAGAAGGAACAATGATAAATGTTTTTTTTGATAAACATACCGATGATTGGGAAATTTCAACAAGAAGTTCAATTGGTGCGAAATGTAATTTCAATATGGATAGTAACATTACTTATAGATATATGTTTTTAGATGCTATGAATCATACCGGACTTGAATTCGATCATTTAGATAAAACATTTTGTTATAGTTTTGTATTACAGCATCCTAAAAACAGAATTGTTGTTCCAATCGCCAATCCTGGTATTATTTTGACAAATAAATATAAAATAGAAAATAACCAAGTGTATAATAATAATGATATTATAAGTACTCATTTTTCTAAACTTACTATGTATGCTATAAACGATGAAAGCATTTCTAAAAGTTTAAATTATACTGGTAGTTCATGGAATGATATTATCGAACATTTTTTCTCTAGTAATTTACCGTATCAATTACAAGGAATTGTATTATATAATATTAAAGGTGAAAGAACCAAAATAAGAAATAAAAACTATGAAGAAGTTAAACATTTAAGAGGTAATAGTCCAAAATTACAATATCAATATTATAATTTAAGACAACAAGGACTTGTTAGAGATTTTTTAAAATATTATCCAGAACATAAACAAGAATTTAGTGATTTTAGAAGAGATGTACATAAATATACATCTCAATTATATCAAAATTATATTAATTGTTTTATCAAAAAACAAAAATCATTAAAGGAGTATCCTTATCAATTCAAAACTCATATGTATAAACTTCAAGAGTTGTATATTAACGAATTAAAATTAGATGGTAAATTTGTAAATAAAGGCGTTGTTATTGAGTATATTAATACCTTACCTCCACCTAGATTAATGCATTCTATAAATTATATTAAAAAACAATTCGATAAAGACCAAAAAATTGTTACAAGTGATTTAAAGGTAATTATGAAAAGTGAAATTCAATAATTAATTATATTTCTTTTTGGTTTTTCTCTTCTTTTTACTGCGTCTTCTTTTAGTTTTTCTTTTTCCTCCAATTTGTGCGTGTTTTTTCAACGCACTGCAATAGCCATTCATTCCATGGTCTGTTAATGATTTCTTTTTTATTATTGGAAAATCAAGTTTATTAACCTTAGAAAATGATTCGCCGTTAAACAGATTTAAATCTCCAATTGGTTGTGTATTTATTGGTGGTGATATTTGTAATTTTTTAATAGAAGAATACAACGTGGTTGTTTTGTCTCTAATATCTTTGATAATACTCCAAAAATCTGTAGGCATACCACCTCTGAAACGATTCTTAGTTCTCTTAATACTTGTCCTAGCTTTATCCTTTAATTCTCCTGATTTTATAATAGTATTTAAGGCGTTATAAATACTTGCTTTTTTAAGTTCTTCGCGAAATATTTCTTTATTCTCTTTATTTAAAAATATTTCATTTGCTATACTAGCACATACTGCCAATAATATTACTCCATTTTCCATAGATAACCTAGGAACTATATCTTGGTCGTTTATAAAACTTACAATTTTACATTTTTTGTTATGCTTATTTAAAAAATCTGTTAAAGGTGGTTTGTTTTTTGAAGTTAC